CATCAACTGATCGACGAACTCCCGCACGTCGTCGGGCCCAAAACCTACTTGAATTACTGCTGCATCATCCAACAGTTTCAAGCTGGTCCGGCCCGTAGTGCGGCCATGCTTTTCACAAATGGCCCCAATCTCAGGCTCTTCGATGTCTGTTAGCGGAGATAATGAGCTACCTCCAACGGTTGTTCGCGAAAACCATGAACGTTTGGTAGGAATAGCCAACGCTGCATCAACTAAATTGCCCTTGGCGACAATGGGAACGAACTCATCTAGAACCCCACATTCATAAACCTCACTAAGTTCAACACCAATCCCCTCTCGTACATCCAGGGGTCCGGGCTGATAGATCTTATCTCCGGGGATACCCTGATTGACGTTGGCCAGCACATGGTTGTTCGACAGAATCCGAGGCTCCCCGTCCTTCAAAACTATGCGTCCCATTGACCCCGCGGTAATATCTTTATGGCCAATGGAACACCCTACCATCAAACTGGACAGACGGCCCGTTCCAGGCCCTGGAGGCGGAGATGTTAAGGCATTTACCTCTCCGATGGCGACCACATCCGTTTCGATCCCACCTATCTTGGCAGGTATCTGTTCGGCCCGAGATAGCAAACTCAATGCCTTCTTTTCAGCGACGTAAATTCTAATTACGCCTCTATGATGTGGAAAGTTCAGTATAGTTTGAAAAAATTGGGTTTCCCCACCTTTAATTCGGGGACGTAGCTTGCGAGAGTACCCAATTATCGTCTTGCGCTTGTCGCATTCCCTTTCAACTTGTTCAAATGAAAACCGGCGAAAATTCATTCTTATCCTCCTGTACCTTTGGTCTTCGAACAGATCGTGCATCGATACATATTGTCTTTTGTTGGGCCGGCGAAAACCCTATTACCCTTGCCGTGTAACCTGTCTTGACTCACGTGCGGGCAAGTACATTTCATAATCATACTGCGTGCTCCCCACTACAAGCACAAGGCCTGTACTCCAAGTTTACCAGCTTGTGGATTAGGGCGTTGTCGATTTCCTTAAGATCAGCTTTTTGTAGGGATACACCTAACAGGGACTCAATCCTAGCGGAGGCCTTGGATAGCGCCCATAGCATCAGTGCTATTTCGTGTATCAACTCCCATTGCTTCGCTTGTGGTGTCATGTTAACACGGTTACCGCACAGCGGGCCATTATCCACACAAGCACTATCGCCGTACCGGCAAGTAGAACCATCTTCTCAAGCTTCATGCTATACTCCCTTGTAATTAAGGATGGAGGTCAACTTTACGACGGGCTCGACCAGGTCCGCACTGTCTGCCATCACTTGCTCTATGTCCTTGTACGCCTCGGGATGCTCGTCTAGCAACTGTTTGGGCTTGTAGTCGTTCCAGGCTCGATCCCCCATCCATTCCCGCAGTGAGTCTATGTTGAACGCTCTCTTAGCTGCTCCTCGACTGTGTGTTCGACCTGCCCCGTGTGGACTAGAGTTGTAACTATCTGGATTGCCCAGCCCTCTAACTATGTACGTCGATGTGGCCATGCTCCCTGGGATTATACCCAACTCTCCCGAGTTCGCGCGTATAGCTCCCTTCCGGGTTATGTACAGCGTCTCATCAAAATGGCTCTCAATGCTGATAAAGTTGTGATGGCAGTTGATAGTCTCCTCGATACCTATGGGAACAGTAAACCTACCCAGCGCCACCATTGCGGAAGTCATCATTATGGCCCTATTGGTGTAGGCGTACTCCTGTCCCCAGAATACCACCTTCATGTATTCCTGAAAGCTCTCTGTGCCGCTCACGAGATAGGACAGATCCTTGTCCTCCAGCCCAATTCCCTTTTTCTGCATCTCAGCCTTAGCGATGTCAATGTATACAGTCGCCAACTTATTACCAATTCCCCGGGAGCCCGAGTGGATAACTATCCATACCCAACCATCTTCGTCCAAGCTAATTTCCAGGAAATGGTTGCCCGAGCCCAGCGTACCCAGTTGCAAACTAGCCCGTTCGTATGCCGATGCGTAGTCTCGGGAATCCGGAAACACAGAGAAAACGTTCTTTAAGGTTTTACTGTCGTTCATCCACGCTGCTGCTCTCACGTGGGGCTCTTCTCGTCGGCGTCCTACTCCGGACGGGACAGCCTCAGCTATAGCATTGTGCACAAATGACAAGTCCGGTGGTAAGTCCTCCCGCCTCAGGTCCGTACGGGTAGCTATTACCCCACAGCCTATATCTACACCAACCGCAGCGGGAATGATGGCGTCCTTGGTTGCTATAACGGAGCCAACAGTTGCGCCCTTGCCGAGGTGAGCGTCGGGCATCAACGCCACGTCTCCCCAGACTACGGGGCAACGCGCCAGCATCTCAGCCTGTCGGGCCGTATTGTCATCGAGTATGCTTGCCCAGTTTTTCACTCCGGTTAACTCGGTGGTGTATGTCATGCTATGCTCCTCCAACAGGCTCGTGGAACCTTAAGAACACCGGCATTTCATCGTACCCCACTATATTCCTCAGATTCCAAGATTGCGGCACACTGTTCAAGGCGTCCACTAATTCTTTGACTGTTGTTCTGCTTTCTATACGCAGTTGGCTAGAAGCCGACGTGCGTTCCGTGGGAGTAATCTCTACCATCTGTTTCTCCTTGTCTCCTAATTCATGCTCACAATAATCTCTACACAACAGGTCGCATTGCCCTTTCATTTCTTCTGTCCTTCTCTCTTACGACTATCCGTATGGCTCGTGGGAGGGTACGCACAAGAACTGCACATCCCAGCAAAGTCTGGGTCAGCACTATCTGGGCAAGACGGCCAGCACTGCGAACAGTTGCACCAATTTGGGCTCATCCTATAGCGTAGTAGTTCAATTTTCATCGCATTACTCCTTTCATTTTTGGCCCCAGGGGCAGGACTCGAACCTGCGACCCCCCGCTTAACAGGCGGATGCTCTTACCAACTGAGCTACCCTAGGGTGGTGCGCTCGGCAGGACTTGAACCTGCGACACCCTGGGTCGAAACCAGGTGCTCTAATCCACTGAGCTACGAACGCATGGCAGAGGTAGGAGGAATCGAACCCCCGCTTCTGGGTTTGGAAGCCAGAGCCCTACCACTAGACGATACCTCTGTATTCATTATACCTCATCTCCATGTTTATTGGGCCTCCTCCAGTTCCCCGTAATGGTTGTTCATAACCAACATTGTGCGCTTGGTTATGGCCGACTTATCTATGAGGTGGAAGTCGTCCGTCCGGTCTCCGTTCTTATCCGCTTTCCAACCCGCCAGCCATCTATCCGAGTCCTTGGTAACCAGCAATATCAGTCTGCGTCGTCGCCCTGTATAATCCTTTGTGCTCACCCTCATATACGTTTTCATTAGTTGTATCCCTTTTCATGTACTTTCCCTACATTTAGATATTATCACACATCTCGGGATTTGTACATCTTTAAAGGTGCCAGGTAAACTATATGTTCAGTAACCTTAGGTTTACTATTCTCTTCGAACGTCTTTGACAGCTTGCTCAGCTCCCATCCCACGAACAGTAGGAAGACCGCTATATGCTCTCGTCGTAGTAGCCTTCTTGCCAGCTTTCAATAACATGCATCCATACATGTTGGGCTCTTCCTCGTCCATAAGTCCTTGGTGGAGGCGGTGGGAGTTGAACCCACGTTAGTTAGCAAGTACAAAATGGACTTGAACCACTTGTGCAACTGGTATGGTGGCCAGACACGCCCGCTTTTGGCTACCCGACTGTACGCTAACTCTTCCCCGACGCCCCCACGTAACTACATTATACCCCGGGGACTCGAGTTAACAACCCTCCTTCTGAAACCTCTTCCAGGCCCACTTCACATGCTTGGTGTAGACCGATTTGTCGTAATATCCATCGTACTCCCATATATCGTCACGGTATATACGTTTCATCATCCTGTTACTGCCGTTCTTCAACGTAATAATACATAGCTTGGCGTCGAAATTCACAGTAAATACGGCGGTCCACATAGGTGGAAGCCTGTCCTTGATATACTCGTACTCCTTACGCACGTCCCTGATTGTGTCGGGCTCATATAAGCCTACCTGGAGCCGCTTATCCTTCTGGATCTTGGTCTCTTTGGTCATCACCAGTTCTCCTTTCGTACTTTCAATAGGAACTCGTTGACCTTCTCTACGTCGGGCTCCTGTAGTCGCTCAAACGCCTCTGCCCTCTCGTAGGCCTCGTCCAACTCTTCTCGTAGCGCCTCCGCCAGATCAACCACTGCTCCTCGAGTGTATTTACCGTCCCGTACGTTTTGCAGGTCCTCGAGCCATTCGTCGGGCACCACTATAGACATTGTACCTGTTTCAATCAACTCGATGCCCTGTAGCAGGGTTCGTATGTACGCCACCGCATACTTCCAAGCGCGGCCATCCTTGTCATCTAGGAACTTCTTGCGCTGGTTTAAGCTGTAGCCCACGAAGGCATTGCGAACCCCCTCCGTGCTCCACACGCTATCAAACAGGTCTCTAAGTTCATCGCCGATCTCGTTACTACCCTTCAACGGAGCTACAAACATCTCCAGAATGTTGGCATTAGATTTGGTCGCTAAATGCAAAAAATGGCCCAGCTCGTAGGAGGTATTGTCTTCGTTCTTACCCTCTACCCACGCTGAGGCCTTGTATTTACCGGTTCCTAAGGATAGCAGTTCACTTGTCGGTGTTACATACACTGCCCTATAGTCGTAATCACTGTCTTCACGAGATAGTCCATTGGCTCGGCTACCCACCAGGACCTTAAGGATTTCGATACGCTCGCTCATAACACGCTCCATTCATACGTTACGTGAATCGGTAGCGCTGGCACCAAACAGACCCACACGTTCACATTCTGCCAACTGCCGGTCGCCTTATCGCCGCGCTTCCAAAACGCCCCCACCCAAAGGTCCTGCGGTTTGAACTCAAGTCCTATGCTCAACATCTTCTTCGGGTACGGCCACCTGCTGCCAATCGGTATGTGTATCATTCACCGCTCCCCGTGACGTTCCTGGGCCCAGGCAAACCGTGTCGCATGACCGGCGTATGGAAGCTTATGCCGAAACCCCAGTCTTCGGCCACCTTTATACAGCCATCGAACGAGGGACTTCCGCCGCCGACGAAGTGCTCCCCCGACACCCGTGCGCCATTGTCGAACACCACGTCGCTACTGTACAGCTCCCACGAGTAATCGAACTCGCTGTTGCCGCGCCTGATCTTGAGCAAGTGCTCGTCAGTTTTAAACTCGCACTCGGTATTTGGCGTCTTCATCTCCATTGCTGCTCCTTATTCGCCTAACAGCGTCAGTATCTCGTCCAGCTCTCCCAACGTAACCATCTCTGCCGGAGACAGCGTAAACCTAATCATTGCAAGCTCCCGCACGTTCTCCTCGTCTATATCGCCGTGCTCATCGGCCAACTCATCTTTGACAAAGTCGTCCTTGTCCAGTATGAGATCCAATCTGAACCGAGCACCCCAAAAACCGTCATCTGATCCACCCCTGAACAGCGCGTCCTCCAAGCTCTCGCCCTCGTGAACCCTACCTACCTTGAACCCCGCGTCAACCTTCTTTGCTAGTTCTCTAATCATCTGTTTCTCCTTCGATAAACGTCTCGAACGTAACCGGCAATTCTATATGCACTGGTAGGTCATACTTATGTTCGTCGTTTTTATGGCCTTCGTCCAGCAAGCACCAAAATATCCCGCCGTCATACTTCAGCCTGTACCTGCATTGATCCTTGTCCTGTATAGTAGCGAGTATCTGCTCGTTCACACCCGCAACCACCGCCTCGTCCTCCAGCCGCTTGATCTCATTGACCAAGTCCTCTAACGTCTGATCCTCGTCGACGCCCTTTGCCTCATACACCTCATTGAATAACCTCGACATGCTGTGGCCCTCGCGCTCCTGCGTCAGCTCTACCATCAGGCGCTTGACTCGCTTCGTATCCAGCTGACGCCAATACTCCAACTGTTTTACTCGGTCCTCGGCCTTCGCCACCCTACGGCTGGTTCTGCGCCACAGGCCAACAGATGCTCGAGAACACTTCCATTCCTCTCCGTCGCCCAAGAAGCTAGGCATCTCGTGGCTTTTCGCTCTCTCTCCCTCCGATACATGGCCTTCCAATACATTGCTTCCGGCATGCTACTCTGTGTCATTGTGTTCTCCTTTACGGCTCTATGACTCGTCTCACGCGTCTGACGGTACGTACTCGCTGTCCCGGACAATGATCTGGGTCGGGTTGATACCGTCGTATGGGCTCCGTATATGGTTGCGTCGTTGGATCCGCACGAACGGGCGTCTCTGTTGTCATGTTGCTCCACCTACTTGAATTCTCTTTGACAGATCTCAACTGCCTTAGAAACCAGCCCTTTTCAAACTCTACTGTCATGGCATCACCTACTTCTCTGCTTCCAGCCACTCGTAGACTGCCTTGGCGGCGGCTTCTAGGTAAGTAGCCTCTGTGGTAATGTCAATATCTGTTCCTAGTAAGTCACAACGCCGTCCTTCACCCGACAAACTAGGATACAAATAAACTCCTTTACCCGTACATTCCAACAACACTTCGAGGTCACGGTTGACGGTGTAGCCTGGGCAGCCCACTGTCTCACATGTTTTCCAACAGTCACCATGTAAGATAGACATCTTAATGCCGTGAGTTTGTCGTGTATGCTTCCTTCGCAGCCCCTCAAACCGAGGGTCAAGCACACGGCCTGAACCTTCACAGGTTACGCATTTAGCTTCAGCACCGTGCTCATCATGAGAACTAGGACACCGATGTGTTGAAGCATCGGGGCACTCCACTGTCCTCGCGGCCAAGTTCGCAAGATAGTCTGTCACGTCGTTGCCCCTTCCTGTATGCAGCCGTCTACGCAGCCCTCAGTTGTGCATTCGAGGGAATGCTTTGTTTGAGGAATGCCGCCTCGTAAAATTTCTTTCCGTATGGCCCAGCATTCTATACAGAGCACCTCTTCTCCAAAGCATGGACACACCGTACCCGTCTCAAGTGGCTCGTTGGTGAATTCCGACTTCACATCCTCCGAGGATTGAACGTCACCACGCTGTCGTGCTTCCTGACCGGCCTTAACACCCGCTCGTAAGGCTTCCTCTGTCTCGTTGGTGAGGGCACGCTGAAATTTATGTTGTTCATAGCCATCGCCGTATGCTGGTGGCACGCTCTTCCCATAATGGTCACAGTTGCTCTCGTAATCCCTGCCACAAACTGAGCAGAGCCCCCCAAGAGGATGATAAGCAGAACACTCACACTCTATTTGGAAACATCGTTCCTTTGTCTCTGGGGCAGGTGCGGATGTGGAGGCGAGAGCTTTGTGTGCGGCACGGCAAGGCTCCTCATGTTCATCAACTTCCTCACCACTGTAAGTAGGGCACCAACAGAAGCCGTAGCCTGGATAGTCACGCCACTGTCGAACGCCTTCCAGCGCCTCGCGTAGTGCTGTGACCTGCTGTTCAGTCTGTTCAAGCCATCGCTTCCAGTCCAAACGTTCTCGATTTACTTGCTCTAGCTCCCGTTCCACTGAAGTAAGGCTCTTTCGATTATGACTTGCCCACGTCAATATGTCTTTGTTTGCTTGCAGTAGTTGGGTTTGAAGGGCGAACTTTTCCAATCGCAGGTAGTGTACTTGATTTCTTGATTCCTTCAGTCTAGTCGTGTCGTTACTCCATCTACTCGAATTCTCTTCAACAGATCTCAACTGCCTTAGAAACCAACCCTTTTCAAATTCCATTATATCCCTCCTTAATCATACCGAAGGCGTATCCAGGAACTTTTCCAAACATTCAATGAGATATAAGACATCATTTTCGTGAAGAGAGCCGTCGTTATGTCCAGCCCATGTCATCTCATATAGTCCAGCAGCTTGAACCTCCGGTGTATCTCGAAGAACGTAATTAGCCATATTTGGGTCAGGATAAGGCCAGTGGTCAGAAGCTAAATATTCCTTCGCCTGTTCAATGACTTGGCGTATATCAGTCACTATACCTCTCCTAGGCTTGTGTGGCCTCCGATACAGGCATGTCCTGTTCCCTTCTCACATTGACATTCCGACCCCATTAAAAGTGGGCGACCTACTCTTGCCTTCTTCTCGGGTAGAGCCCCAACAATGGGAGCATGGTTCAAGTACGAATGCTCCTCTAATGGCGCGGCGGCAGACCCATCCATTATCGGAAAGGCGTCTTCCTGCATTCTCCCTAGTTCGTTCACCATGATCTCGGTAGCCATCGCTGCTACCTGCATGGCCTCAGCGTATACCTTAGACGACTCCCCATCTTGCTTGATCTCGTCCCAAAGCTCGTCGACTTCCTCCAGCATGATGGCGTAACCCTCGTGGCGTGAACCAAATGGTCCGTTCTTCACCAAGGCTCCAAGCAGTTCTCGCCGAACGTCCTCGAATGCCTGATTCATGTTCTCTTGATACTGACTAGCCATTATCGTTCCTTTCTAGTTTCCAACGCGCTATACGAAGTTGGTACTCTGTCGTTTCCTCGTCAGTTAAATCGTCCATGCGGGTTTCCCAAACCCGTTTCCGAAACTGTTCTCCCGGCTTCCCCATATAGTAGGTATATCTGCGTCATGTTTCAACTGCTTGATGTATTGTGCTCTCTCTCATTCGTGGCCACAATCCTTTCTATATCACATTTACACTTGTGTGTATCTCTTAACGTAACAACAAAGATTCTAACTAGTATACCTAAAAGCGTCGCGCTCACGTAACCAATCGGCACTCCATATCCGTACTTGTGCCAGATGATCCCGGCTATGCTCATGATAACCCAACCATCAATTATCGCATTGACGATCCAGGGAACTAATACGCTTCTTATATTCATTATACCTGCTCCTCCCATGGTAGAGCGTCTAGTATCTTGGCGAATTCCGTTTTAGTGTCTTCCTCAAGGGGCAGAGCATTCGGTAGAGTAAGATCGTTTCCCATCACAACATGTGCCGCTGTATTTACATTACAGCCATCCATAACCTTCTTCTTTATTTGCTTTACCTGTACATCAGTAGGCACGAGGCCTGTGATAGTTTTGATATCCTTCTTTATCAGGATAACATTGGAGGAAAGCTTATCCAGTAACGAGTCAGCAAAAGTAGGCTTGTCCACAGCTTGTCCAGGAGCTAGGTTGCTATGCACTGGATTCACAATCGACTCGTGGTGTTTGATAGTGCAGTCGAAGACTCCCTTGTTACACGTTATCACAGGTGGTGGAGGTAGATTTGTTACCTCAACTACATCGTTATGGGGGCCGGGCTCCAAAGCAGGGGGATAGCTGCCTTCAGTCACAACCTTCATTTTATCCATTATCTTCCTCCCCATGGAATGACTCAGTAGACAGTTGTAATACGAGTGCCTGTCGCACTTCTCGAGATCTGCGCCATACTCTTGTTCAACCATTGATGGCCTCTTTCACGTTGAGATAGGCCTGTCTCATTCTCAGCACCTTCTCTACGGCCTCATTGTAGGTGTTGCCGTATGCAGTTAGTCCCATGCACCTAATTCTAACCGCATAAGTGGTATCGGCTTTACTCACTTCAATTTGATCAATGTTCGTCCAGTTAGTCACTGTGGCCTCCCTGTGAACCATAGTTTTGTGCGCCCTCTCGAGTGTGCAACCATCTAAGTCTCTGGCCAGTAAACATCCCCACCACCAGAACCTCTAGACACAGCGCAAAGATGTTTCGTCGAGGCGCTCCGTAACTCGTCCTACAGTTCAAGAGGTCGAAACACTTAGAACAGTTCCTAACTCGTTCCTCTATCGTAGCTCTAATCATAAGAGTAATATCCCTGCGGCCATCCAACCTATGCCGATGAAAAATCCTATAGCCAACCCCGTGCCGAAATTCATCTTTTACCCACTTTCTATTAGCTGTGTATACATTATACCCCGGTTGGTAACAACGGAAGCAACATTCTCATACCTTCTCCTATCTATCTGCTAGGTCTTCCCATATGTCGGCGAACTCATCTAGACTATACTTCAATAACTCGTCATGCTGTTCCACTCCGCAGATCGCGCACGTAACTGACGTGCCAGAAGGTGCTATGTTACTTGTGCCATCAGCTACCCACATCTGTATCCATACGGCACCATGCGGGCCCCAAGCCGTTAGATGCACGTCCCCAGTGGCCCCAGATAGAGACATTATACCTCTCCCTCGGCCTCGTTGGGATGCCAATACTCGTAGACCATACCGTCAACGGTTACGTACCAGCTATTTCCCTCATCATCCTCTACTACCTTGTCGCCGTCATCCTTCTGCTCAACCGAATGTGCGCTCGGATGCTCTTCTTGCAGAACCTTCAACGCAGAGTCTAGGTCGCCGAATGCACCCTTCCGCATATTGCCCAGCGGTTCGAACGATCGATCAGCCGTTGCTGTTGAAAACATGCCCTTATCCATTCCCGCTAGAGCCTGCTCGTGCGTCTCATTTTGCTTGAACCCCTGTCGTTGAAGCGCCTCGTGTGTGTCCTGAAACGCTGACTGTAGCCTAGCCCTTTTATCAGGCTGGATTTCATTATGATATAGCGTGGCCACCTTGGCGTGTTGGGCATGCAATTCAGTGGGGTTCATTTGTCCAATCAATTTGGAATGCTCGGGATTTACCCACCTATGAGACTGTTCGTTCCACTGTAATCCTGGATGCGGCGGGGGTCCCGGCGGACCTTTCTGCACCTGTAGCTCACTGCCCTCCTCTTGAACTATGACGTCAACAGGATTGGGTGCTCTCCCAGGTCGACCCGCCGCTACTGCGGGATCTGTGATGAAAAACTGCTTGAATACTCCCAGGTTAAAGTTGTTGATTTCGTTGTCGTTGGCCCACACATAGCCTAGATGCTCCTTAGAGAGACGTACACGGCCTTTAGCCATTACATCATATATCACAACGGGTTTGATCTCTCCGCCCAACTTCAACGCTTTCACATAACGCATGTGGGCCTTCATAACCTCAAGCCCTGTTTCCTCCCCTATCTCCCTAATGAGTGCTTTATCCAACGTCTCTCCATCTTGTACGTGTCCGCCCGGCAGATCCCACCAGTCACTATAGGCGTCCTTCAACAGCAGATGTCCACTCGGATTCTTGATTACCGCCTTAACGCTTAGGTTAACGTCCACCCCTGCTTTTAGAAGTTTCTCAGGAAAATGGTTCGTTCGGGGCTGCTCAGGCTGGGGTCTACTCATACCCTGTTGGTGTTCTGGCTGAGGCTGGGACGGTTGCATTGGACTCTTCGGTCCCCTACTAAGCCACTGTGCGATAGCTGTTAGTCGAGCCTTTTCCTCGCCCTCTAGTTGCCCAGCTAACTCCGGATCCTTCAGAACCTCCTCCAGCATATGGCTAACCTGCTTTAGGGCTGCAAGAACTCGTTGGTCACTAGCATAGCTTTCCTCGGCCGGAACCTCTGGAAGCGCGGTAAAGTTGTCATCCTCGTCGCCAGCATCCGGGTTCTCGATACCCGTTTCCTTGGCTAGAAGCTTGCCCCACAGGAACATACCTCTATCAGCTAACCTGTTAGCCTTTTCCAGATTGCTCATGTACGTTCCAGTGCCTTTTTCCTTGGTAATCAACGTCATTGCTAGTTCTCCGCTCAGTCTTTGCCGAGCTATTTCCAACTCTGTCTTGCTTAGGTCAATGCCTATACTGGTACGTCCTAGATCCCGTGCGGCCATCAAGGTGGTTCCTGTGCCCACGAATGGATCAATAACTACACCATTAGCTGGACTGGTAGCCCGAATCAAGGGCTTTACCAGGTCCATGGGGAAAGCTAGTGTATCGCTGGTTTCGAAGTGCTTGCTGCTTCCGATAAGAGAAAGCTTGGTAAATGGCTCACCTGTCTCATAGTAGCTATCTCCTAGGGTGAACTGAATCACATAGTCATTGGAGTTTTCGGGATTCAACGTGTACGCTCGCTCGATCGTCTGATGGTTCTTGTCCCAGGCGTAGGCCTTAGCTAACCTCCACCCGTCTTCTATCAACTTGGCGGTTACAATCTTAGGAACGCCATGCAACCCGTTGCGGTAGTCGTCTCCCAGCACCAGCCAAAAGCTCCCGCTCTTCTTCAGAGAGTTCTTGAGATGAGAGAAGATGTTTACGAGCCTTGCTGCATAAGCAGATACGTTGCTTTCCCGACCTAGATCGCCACCTCGTGTGACTGTGCTTTCATTCCAGTATGGGGGACTTGTCACACAAACATCTATAGACGCTCTAGATAAGCTCTTAAGCGTCTCACTGGCCTCTCCATGTATTAGTTCGTATGTGTCGTTCATTCTGTACCTTGTTCCAATTACTCAGATTTCCCTTGAACTTAGTTCTCCTTAACTATCATGGCTTATCTATTAAATGTGTGACATCTAAGCCGTTGTTAGCTCCGTATTGCGGATACGTGAGATTAACAAATATGGGTTCTAATCCCAATTCCCGTATAATCTCGATGGCCGCTCCGTTCATAGCACCATCAATCGCTCCATTAATCATAGGCTGTGCAGCCCCCACCGTACTTCTAGATACCTTGTCTATTTGCTGGATTAAAATCACGTAAACACTGTAATACCCACGCCTCTTGTTCTACTGTCACTTTTATTCGATCTAAGGCACTATTGCTATTCATCGAATCTCTTTCTCCTCCGCCGGCTGGACTCTGTTACCTCCCCACAAGTTCACAGTCTCCTCACTGCGAAAATAGGTCGACGGGCAAGGAGCTTTATTCGAATCATGCTCGTCAGAAAAATTTATTCGGGCCAACTGCCTATATTCCTGGCCCTTCGGACAGTTGTCACAATATTTGCATTTTCCCGGGGCGTGCAACACTGACGGATCACAATGAGGCATTAACATTACTTAAATCTCCCAACGACTTTGTAATTCATATTCACGTACGCTCTGTTCATCATTTAATAGTGCTGCCATTCTCCAGGATCTTCACGTCGGCCCCCGTGCAAAAGGTAATTCCCCGTACTTTGTTCATCTCTACCCTCGTCTCGTGCGTTCTCCAGCATCGTTTTCACCAACTCATGTATATGGTAGACCATACTGGCGGTTAACTCCTCGCCACAGTGATTGGTCAGATAACCTTCAAGCTCGTTCATTTGAATTCCTTTTAGATGCAAGCCATTCTATAAGTTCGGCCATAGCTTCCCGTTGTGTCTCCACTTTCTTGGCTAGGTCATATATAACCGACTCATGAGAATGTATAATCTCATCGGCTACTCGTATGGGAGTGTTGATTATCTTGTACAGTTCAGCAATTCGTTCATCAGTCATTTGGATGTCCTTTCATAAGCTATACTGTCTTCATATGACTTACGCTCTCGATCTGCCATCTCTCTGAGTTCCTTCCATGAATCAGCACTGACTCCGACTCTCTCTAGCATCGGGATAAGGTGGCCCTCACGCACCATCCACTTCCTGAACTCCTTAGTTTCGTTCTCTCTACCACTGTTGACCCAAACCCCTGAGAAAAGCCCAATAGCCGCACCCAGGAACAATCCTATCATCAAAGGTATAAAATATTCAGCCATGTCGTCCACAGTCTCCTTGAACATCGATAGCGCATTGTCTCATTACCCGGCCCCCAAAGCAAAAGCACAGGCCATTCCCACAGCTACCACAAAGCCGGTGATTAAAAGGGTTGGCCAGTGCATATCATCTGTATCAGACTCTTGCCAACTCGTTAAACGTTTGATCCGTTTATTTTCGTTCATTGGGGCGTACCTCCATTTCAATTGCAGAATATTTTTCCACGGCTTTTTGATTAAATGGAAGCGCCGTTACTTCGTATGCTGGACGAATCAAGGGATGATTTAGAAACACATTATGACTGTGTATTGCTTCGTATGTTACATAGCAGGGGAGCCCATAGGCCAAAGCGGCGCCTAATTCAGTCCATGCTCCCTGTAGTTCATTGGAATATACTAAATAAAACGCATCTGCTTCCTTTATAGCGCGCAAATCTTCAAGCGCTACTTCTCTAAAATCATTATTAGACGATTTTGTCCAATCAAAAACTATTTCGTGACCTTGTTTTTCAAGGATACGCATTATCTCAGAAACACGTTCTCTATCCGTATATTTCCCTGCTACATAGAGTTTCATAGACTTCTCACTTCCATAAACAGTTCACGGCCTCGAATCGTAGGCTTAACGCTCATCACCGCTACGTTCTCTATCTCTTCCCAGATCGTCTTCAGCTTCGCCAGAGATAACTCTGAATGCTCGGCCTCTCTACCCTTGAACATAATCTGAATGCGTACTGCCTTACCTTTCCTCAACATGCGTTTGACAGTATTGGCCTTAACATACAAATCATGTTCGGCGATGTTTGCGCCTATCCGTACAGTCCTCGGACTACTCATCTACGCTGTCCTTTCTGTGTGTCGATGTGGCCTAGTGGCCCAACAAAACGGATGTAACCCAGTGGGCCTGGACTTGCCCCCATTCGTGTAAATGTGGTGCTCTGGTGTCCCGAGACAACAGTCCATTAGCTTGCACCACTGCTTGATAAAGCGATACTCACCACCAAACAGTTTAGTCAGCTCCTTGAGTAGGTCGGTCGCCTTCACGAGACTCTCCTAGAGCTTCGAGCGAACCAATCCGTTGGGGGTATCGTCTCACGCTTCTCGTTTACCCGCACCCACGCTTCGCGCTTGAGCTGGGTTACCGGCTTCATTACCGTCCAGCAGTCCAACATGAACGCTATTCGAGTTGTTCCTTCCAAGCGCATAAAACCGGGGCCCTCGTTGTATCCCAGATGGCCAAACCGCGCACGTTCTTTTAGCATGTCATCTTCAATAGCCTCAACAAATGCGTCTGCGCGTTCCTGTGTAATCTCTATACCATCGGGAGTATAATAATCCGCCGTAGGGTCTGGATACTGGTCGTTGGCAGTGCCTGCCTTCAGCATGTAGAACCATTTATTGTATATCGCTCGAACCTCAAATATGTTCTCAGCCTCTACCCATGCAAATGCTGCACGCTCACGTGCGCCGGTTGCATCTTCATTTCCTAAATAGCCCTGTACGTTCATAGCGCGAAACAAGTCCGCTACGGATATATTCTCATAGGACATGATCGAAAAACTCCCGGGCCAAAGCTCTCCCAATACGTACAAAACGTCAGCGTCATTAACCTGGCCCTCTTTAGCCTGCTCCAAAATACTGCGACAAACCCTTACGAGTTCAGTCATCTAAATCTCCCGTATGCGCCTTACCGTTCGTATCGTCTGGCCCGGACAATGCGCGGGTAACGGGTCGTAATGCCTACGCTCATCAGGCAGCGTTTCCGGTTTAACTTTCGTTGGATTGTCTGTTACCATCGTCATCCTCAATTCCGTTTACAAGATCTGTTAGCTGTGTGTAAAGCTTCGTATTCTCTAGCTCTCGTCCATTATATAGCTTGAGGCCTTTAGCTTTCGCCTCTACAACATAAATCCCTATCAACGTACGATAAAATTTATCCGCAAGATTGGTTCCCACTTTCGTCGAACCCATTTGAACAGAGCTTTTCGCATATTCTACCAATGCCCAAAGCTCTTTCTCGGTAAACTCGACTTCATAGTTCTGGGTTACATGGTCTTTGGTATACAGCAAGGCGCTGCCTATCTTTAACTGTAACCAGGGATGAATTACCTCTCTGTCTCCCAGCGGTACCGTATTCGTGTGCATGGACAGTTGGTCAGACAGGTAAATCGCCTCTAAGTTATCCAACGTAATTGGGTAAGTCTCATTCACGTTATACTCCTAGAACGCCATCTCTGAAATAAGCTCTTCCACAACGCTCAGAGACTTGTCCAGAGCTTCCGAAACATACTCATCCTCTCGAGCATCAGCGAAAGTTCCGGGGTTGCCCGCGGGTACAAAGCCCGGAGTATCATCTACATCTTCCTCCAAATGAGTAGTTACTACCGTGCTCCTTGGCTCAGCCTCAAGATCCACTGGATCATACTCCTTGGCAACCTCTGCTTGATAGCCCACATGCTCGATGGCCCAGTTGTGCTGAGAGTACGTCGCATACAGGGGCTCATCCAACTTGTTAGTGAAGAACACTCGACGGCTGTCCGGATCAATTGCTAGAAGCTGCTTAACGCTGTGGCCCATACGTCCCAAATCTCCTTTGATAGCCTCAATAGGGATAGTGCCGTAGCCCTCCAGCGCCTTTTCCAAAGTCGCCAAACCAGCTACTACCGACTCTCCGTTCAGCTTAGTGCTCAATCGTTGCAACCTAAATGCAGAGTCACCGGGTGACAGTCTCTTCATATCGGGCGCATCCGGGATTCCCTTGGGATTTATCCAACGATGCGTCTCCTGGTTCCAAATTTGGCCGGGCGTCGGCGGAGACCCCGGGGGTCCCTCCTTATCGACGGTTTCTGAGGTTACCATATGGTTCCTCGATCTTGATTGTTCTGTCATATCATTTCACCTACTAGAAAAGTTACTTCTATTGTACTCCCCTAGTTACTATAAGTAAACCCCAGCTATTCCCAAGGCAAGCCGTTGAACAGTTCTTCATAATCTAATTCATCAGTCGGCGGGAGCTCTGAAGAACAGCCTTTACAGAATAGATCAGCACATCCAGGAGTATAACACAACCCACTTTTGAAAGGCAAAGCATCACCATATATTTCTTTATACGCATTCGCTTTTCCTACTACGTCTGCCGTATCTAGGGTAATCAGCTTTTCCTCCACTTGGGAAAAGTCTATGGCAAATAGATCACTTTTGCTCTTCTCTGCTTGTTGAGACTGAATAATAAAGTTGTCAATCTTCTTCGCCTCAGATCCAGGCTTTAGTGTTCCATCTGCTGCATAGCATACAGAACAGGAAAGCGGACAAGGACTATAAAAACTCATCTTGCTTCCTTGTTAGCCTTTTCCAAAGTCTTTATGCGAGCAACCAACGCAACTGTGTTCTTGTTTTGATTCTCTATGATCTCCCGCAACTTATCTAAAAGCATTTGATCTTGAGCCGCAAACTTAACAAAACCATCGGCGATATCCCCGACGGTTTCGTTCATTTTCTCGATCCACTCTTCAATTCTCACTGACTGCTCCTTTAAGTTTTGGTCAGGGCGGTAGGGCTCGAACCTACGACCTCCTGGTTCCAAACCAGGCACGCTACCAACTGCGCTACACCCTGTCGTTACTTCCATCTTACGTTACGACAGAGCAATCCCAGCTTCGTCGCCTGGGTAACCATATTCTTGGTCCCCTTACTATTGTCCAAATCATCGTGACAGTAGACCACTATAACGGGCTTACCCTCGTCCAGCATCTGAGTATTCCTAATGGGCCCCGCGGCACGCCCGTATCTGTCCCACTGCGCTGGGTAAACCTCAACCTCGAAACCCATTTCCGCTGCTATGTCTCCGGCAATACGATCGGCACCTCGGGCATCCCCTTCGATGATCACCGAGCCCGCGGGTATGGAATCCAAATACTCCCATATAGCCTCACGGTCTGTCCAATTTCGATCTCCGCAAATCAGTATTCTCATATGATCCCCAATCTCCTGAAGGCCTTTTCGTTAATATCTTTAGCGGTTTTTCGGGCCACCATAGAGACTATACACATATCACATTTACACAAGCAATTATTTTCGCATTGCCCCCTATGTTGACACTTCATACCGACCCCCTATTATGGAGTGAGCGGCAGGACTCGAACCTACTCTGGCAAGGCCACATCTTACCGTGCAACCCTTACACTTCGCTCACCGATTAGTACGCCTCTATCTATGAGCTCCCAAGTCATAAGGTCATTCCGTATGGGCAGTCTTGGCCTTTCGTGTACCCGTCGGAGTGGATACAGTCAGGCGTTATGTCTTGAATACTGTCTAGGGCGATTTTTAATTGGTTAATTACATAATCAGCGTTTTCTGGAAGGGCATGTTCGTCCGGTGTTCCAGAGATAACCTCTAAGTGGGCAATAGCCGTTTTCATAGAGGCCCATGCCCTCCATATTCGAGTCACAACAATTTCGTGCTCACGCGTTGTTGCTGTCATCATTTACTCTACCTTATGTAAGAATGTAATGGGTTGTTACTGCGCCGAGCCTAATTTCTTTTGCCTTGATAGACCCTTGTCGGAGAAGGCTATTAAGGGTTGCGCCGTGTACCTTCCTCATTTCACCGCTTGTTAAGACAATGGTTGCGCCCGAAAGTCCCGATACTAGCCTTCCGCCCTCTTCCAATATCTGTATGATTTCAAAGCCCGTAATTCTCTTGCCAGTCTTAATGCTGTTGGCGAAGTTGTGGTCTATCATCTTGAATCTCCTGGTTGACCTGAATTACCCTTACATATTTATATTATCACACATCTCGGGATTTGTACATCTTTAAAGGTGCCAGGTAAACTATATGTTCAGTAACCTTAGGTTTACTATTCTCCTCGAACATCTTTGACAGCTTTCGCAGTTCCCACCACAACGCAATGAGAAATATCGCAGCCACAACCAACATCAAACGTCCTCCAATCTCTGCTTACGAATTAAGTCAAAAATACTTCGTTCCTCTATTCGCCCGTCGAAGGTTTCCTGAACGTAAATCATAACCCCCGGGGCAACTCCATAGTCTTCTGCATAACGTTTGCGAACATCTAAATCCACCACACGACTATCGTCCTCAATGGTTCCTTTAATGGCGTCCAACGTCGCCCTCGTTAACTTGTCTATATCCGGCGGAACCGAGGGATACGGTCTATCCTTGACGGATTTGGGACGCTTTAAGAAAAACCATAACTCAACACTTACTGGCCCATCTAACGCCCGTGCGTCCCCCAGATGCTGTCTGATGATAGCTTCCCAATCCTTGCTTTGCTGAGAATGGGTAACTATCGCACGGGCGGATTTGCCTTTGCCCACCACAAAACCCAACATAGAACCCTTACTCTTGGGGTCACCCTCTACCTCGACGTACAATGCTCTAGTCATGCCCTTCTTTCCGCCACAACTGGATTTCATACAGCCCATAGCCACAAACACATTCCCAATCTGCATCTGCGTCTAGTACGTCTTTGCACTCCTCACAGGGACCGTTATCCACAAACGCGGCTTCTGCCAATTGGTCTTTATACCACTCGGGAAACCGGTTTGTGATCCCTCGAGCGATGGTCTTCCAAAAGTGTTTGAACAGAACCTCTTTGATCCGATCCCCCTCTTCAGCTAACACATCTGTCTGAATCTCTCTAAGCAACGCGCCAATGTCTTTCGGAGAATGGTCCAGTTCGTCCCGCTCATTGAGGTGCTGCACGGCCTTGGCCCAACGTGCCTCAGTACGTAGTTCCTCGGTCAGGTTGAACACTATGTCCTTGGTATTGGGATTGCGATTCTTCCAATCCTTTTGGTGCGTCTCTTTGAACGCCTCCGATACCCACTTGCCCAACGCAATCGTTTTGTCGGGGGTAAACAGGTCGTAGTTCTTAATGACCATTCCCTCGATCTTCACGTTGCCCAGCACCGAATCCCTGTCGAAGAACTCTCTAAGTTCCTCTATACTGTTAACCATCCCCCGGAACAGTTCGGGCACAGCCTCTATGCCTAACGACTCTGCCTCTAGCTCAAAGGCTAAACGGTTCCGTTCATAATACTGGCCGGGCCGTTCGATGTCGAACAACATCAAGCCATTAAAAGGGGTTCTCTCATATGCCAGCGAGTTATGCTTGGGCTTATTCAGCCACTCACAGCGATACGTTGCACCCAACTCAAGGTCCGGCACAAGGAGCTTGACGTATTCCACTGCTGCCGCAAACATTTTAGATGGAGCGTCTATATCAATTTGCTGGCCTTTTGAATGAACACTTAGTTGAACGTCATCCAGTTTCCCCTCTCCACCCTCGTCCAACAGCCCGAAGCTGAACTGTGAGCCGTCCACCTTCTCCTGAATAACCACCTCGGATCCAAACAGTCCCTCCAGGGCTCTATGTCCCACATTGTAGATCTTAGGATAAGATGCTACTTTCATTAGTTAAACTCCTGCATGAAGAATATGGCCTCTGGATTATGTAGAGTGGCCCCATCGGGCAACCTTGGCTTAAGGCCTAACCCCTCCCCACATAGATACATTTGCTCGGCCTCCCCTGGATTACCTGCATCAAAGTAAACTATAACAAACGTTTCCGACGGTACCACCCATACTCCAAACAAGCAAGCCTTATTCGTTTCCTCGCCCCCATCTAAAACGTTTAGTCGCGCTTCAATCGTCGTTAGCTGTACGTCAACAGCACCCAAATCCTGAACGATCTTGTTGGTGGTGCTGTTTACGGTATCCACTGTTTCGTTCATATTGTTTATTTGAACCACCATGCCAATTTCAACAGCTATGGCCAATACAGCTATCACTATTCCAACTAGTTTCAACATTACTTACCCCGTTCTCTCCTTAGTTTGTCCTCTCGCCTAAACCGTAGAGCCTGTCCGACGTATATTCCGAACAGGAACATAAGGAGGACACCAAACCCTTCAAATATTGTCATTTCCCACTAAACCTCCGTAAAAACTTCAGAGCCTGCTCTAGAGACTTCACTCGACTAACGTTAAACGGGGGTTGATGCGTATCTACATGCGCGTTCCAGACCCTGTCCAAAAGATACACGGACTTTTCCGGATGCTTCTTCGCCTTCTCCGCGATAGTGGGGGCATCGTCAATCAAAACGTCTATAGGGTAGTCCAGCTTCTCAATACCCGGGCCATTAAAGATCAGCACGGTGTATTTTATCCCCTGTTTATGCAACCACGCAGTCACCGCCGGGTGAGACTTGTAGGTGCGCCTCGTTATGATGGTGATGTCGTGGCCCTGGGACTTTAGGTCATGTATCCATTTGGCCGAGCCGGGCTCGATCAATTCCACTAGCCCCCGTTCCCAAGCTTCATCCATCATATTCAATACATGCGATGTACTGAACTCAAAATTATCCTGAAAGAAACCCCAGTCATCATAATCTTCAGATGTCAAGGCCAACCCATGCCGCTCATTAGCAACGATAATTAGGCCCCCTATAAGGTCGCCCAACACACCGTCCACATCGATTCCGATATTCATGTACTGCTCCTTACATCCTAAAAGAGAAGGTGTTGAACACTCTTTTGCACTTGGACTTATGTTCTAGGCAAAATACGCCATCTGGAGAATCCTTGAGGTTTACGTATCCGACCACAGACAACTTGAGCGTGTGCATCTCTTTGCCAACATCACACTTGAACTCATACGTAGGCACAGCCACACTCCTCCGCGGGCAGGTCTACCCTCCGTGGGGTAGGGTTGCCCCGCTTTTGCTCATCGACTGACCAAACAGGTCCCGCGTACTCAGGATGTACCTGCCCATATGACGACAAATAGCCTTCGACGTCTCGTATGTGGGTCTTCATGCCATAATACTGCTCGACCATTTGATCTTCTATATTCTGCCTTCGATCGTTATTCATGTTTTGCTCCGTCCTTACTGTTTCCATCTCATACCGAGATAAAACCCGAAACGGGGATGCAGCTTTGAGTTGGTCAACAGTCGATTGAACACCACCACAAACGGGCCTACACTCAAACGGATTTCATTACATCCGTTGTGATTCTTCTTTCGTTTGAATTTCATCTTTATCCTCCCGTCAAGTCTGCATCCGGAGTTCGGGCCTCTCGTTCCTCTAATCGGTTCAAAATGAATACAGTTAGAATACGTGGGGAAAACTCGCACTCCGTCCCTACCTTAAAGAACTCCGTAAGTACGTGGTTTTTCTCATCCAACTCAGCCTTGGACAAAGGCTCTTCCCGCATCAAAACCTTAACCGCGAATGACCTTACCGCGTTCAAAGAGGAAAAGAACTTGTTGGCCAAGTCTCCCTCGAACAACTCTGGGTCAAACTTAACGTGCTCTGCTTTATCCATGTTTCTCCCCTCACTCACAGCAAAACCATTGCGCTCCACAGTCATGACAAGCTGCTCTCGTTTTCGATACTCGATATATGTTGGGCGACGCGCAAACCCTACACTCCACTACAGATCCTCGCTGGACAGTCGTGGATGTGAAGATAAAACTGCTTCCACGCCTCTGCATCAGTTAGCAGCCCCTCAGTATAGCGTTTTGCTATTCTCTGTACGTACTCACAATTCATGTATTCCCCTTTCTCTTTGTGAAAGCTCCTCAACTTACATAAATAGAGATCGTGGGATTTGAACCACACATTTCCGATTTAACATCGGTGTCCTTCCGTTAGACGACATCTCTATCTTTATATTGGGGACCTAGGTGAGTACTCTGAACAGTTTCAACCTAAGCCCTCGTAAGGAGGCCATGTATTCAATATACACTATTTTCAACAAAGTAAACATACCGTCTAGGTTATGTAATCGTTAACCCAGAATCAGTACAGCCTCGTACTCCCCCTGCTCATCAGCCAAAACAGTTAAATGGCCATCAATCTCGCGGGCCCACCTACGCATATTAAGTGTGCCTGCTTGGCGGTCATGGTAGTCACAATACGTGCCCGCTACCACTCGCCCTCGTGCGTTCACACGTCGCAGGTAATACATCCCAAGCACTGTGCAGCCTCGCATAGCGCACTTAAGAGTTTCTCCCTCAGCTAGTCGTTGAATCAGGTCTACGGTAGTCATCTTCGTCTCTCTCTTTAGGCTTTCCAGCGGGACACACAGACTCTGTTACTACCAATACCTCGCGATGGTAATGGTCATCGTGGTCCCCAAAGCCATGCTTGTCATCTACGACCGAGATTTCCAAGATGTCTCCCCGGGCTATGATCGCACACAGTTTCACTCGCTATCTCCCAGATATTCACGAATATCCAACATAGTAAACCCGCATGTATTACAACTCCAACTTGGGTCGGCATCTAGTATTTCTATACATTCCGCACACGGCCTATCTACCTCAGAATGGGGCACGTTTGACAAGTTAGGCTTGGCACAACTAAGACGCCCGGATACAGGTGGATCTCCCCACTCCCCGGACTGGTTTTCCTTTTCCTTCAAGCGCTGATGCAGGATCCGAATAATTTTGACATACACTCCTACATCGAATAAGCGAGGATCAATATCCTCCACCTTACCCTCGAAGCCTCGACTAAATGACCAAAGCACGTTGTCGACCTGCTTCATCAGATACACGAACGCCACAACTCTCGGGTCGCTTAACTTCAGTCCCGGATACAGTCCCAATATAGAGGATACCCTAAAGAAGTTTCCGTTAGCGTCTCCCCCCGCTGCGTAGTCGTAATTCTTGGCGCTGTACCCCTTTAACTCGCTGAGGGTTAGGTCCAAGAAAAGGCTATCTCCATGGGGGAATAGCTCTTGCAGTATACCTACTATAGCCTCCTCAGTTACGTCGCTCTCTGTCGCATCTGACGCGTCTAGCAGGTCTTTGTTACTATTATCCATGTGTTATCCTTTCCTTCCAGAATGCTATACCACTCAATATAATCCACATTACAGCCGTTATACCAACGCCAAGGGTACTTAACCACAAATTCAACGAGGCGAATGCTCCTGCAAACATAACTAACCAGAAGGCCGTCATGACACAGGTGATAAGTGGGGGCGGCTGTCGCTTCCAGATAGCTGGTATCATCGCTGCTCCCAGGCTAAAGCTGCCTATCATGAACACCAAGTCTTGCCATATCATCAAGATAACACCTCGTATATATACATTATACCCGCAATTGGCTTCAACAGCCACAATCCACGTCCACCCACTTGACTGAGGTATGTATCTCGATGGGCCTGTTGGTCTAATTGGTGCGCTGACTGCATGTGCAGTACCCAGGGCTCTGCCAGTCCCTCCGGCCAATCGTGTTCCTTCTCGGACAGTGTTTCCAGACCTTCTGGTCCCAGCTTGGTTATATCGTACATTACATGCGCCGTAAACCCAGGGTTTAGTGGGACCGTTCCGTTCTCTGGATGATATACAGCCACCGCTATTAGTCCCAGTTCTCCCGTACGGGCCAGTAAGCCCGCGCCATGCATTGAAAGCATGTTGTAGATCTTCTCGAAGTTAATCTCCACAGGGATGTTAGCACTGGTGGAAATCAACTCCTCCTCGTAGCGGACCAACGCCACCCATGTCCCTGGAGGCTTGGCAGTCCAAAGGAAGTCACTCATTGGGTTTACGTGTGAAGACATCAGTCGCCACGAAGTTACCTCCGGAAACTTAACAGCCTCCACCGCTGCGATTTTATCCGAATCGTTCACTAAATCTAGAACTGTTATCCCCCTATACATAGTTCAATTCCAAGCGCCACGTCTCATCTAGTATAGCCCTAGCAGCCTCAGCGGTCTTCTGAGCGTCATAAAGCGCATCATGTCCGCGATCTTTCTCAAACATAATATCCTGTTCCTTACACATATCAGCCAAACTAAGGTAATCAGTAGCGCCAAAAGCCGCACGAAAACCGTGACACAAAGTTCGTATATCTATTGTACGATAATCAAATGGAATAATACGGTTAGTTGCCTTAAATGCCTTGGTCAAAAAGCGGGTTTCAAAGTCAATCCCCCAAGCAGCAAGAACAGATTGAGACCAGTCAATCTCCCTACACCACAACCCCAGAGCCTCGGGTAGTAACTTCCCGGCCATAGCGGTCTCATAGGATATATTGTGGGTATCCAAGGCCTCACGATCCGCGCTATTCCATCTACTTGGTTTAACATATGTGACCATTTCGGAATGAGGTACAATCGAGCGAGAAGCCACGTCCATAACGACTCTCGCAATCTGAATGATGTCATGCTTCTCGGGATTTAGCCCCAGCGTCTCTAGATCAGTTACGACCCAGAAACGTGCTTCCTTGCTCATATAGATTTCCTTTCTACAGCTTGCTTCGTATTGGCCACCATAGGAACTGTCTCCACCATGCGCCCCAGGTACCGTAGCTCTCATTTAGTCGAATCTGACGCAATATATCTATGTAATCACGTTTACCAAGGCCGTAATATGGGTGCGCGGCAAAATACATAGTATGCCCGACTGTTATCCAGGGGCGCTTTAATACACGCGCTACGAGGATCCACCAACTACTCCAGAACCCAACACTCCAGATCCACGCAGAAGTCGCAATCCACACCTTCACCTTCTCCGGATTCTCCAGTCCCGCCCGTAAATACGCCAACTCCACCAGCGCCAGGATAAAAATTTCCATCGGAATCCTCCACTATCTCTGGAACCTCAAGTTGATTAGCTATGAACTCGATATCCACGGCCATGTTGAACAGTAACTCCGTTTGAAGAGACAGAAACGAAGGCGCTCCCCCATCAGCTATATCCTCAAAGGTTGCGTAGATCTCCTCTAGACTGCGTAGCTTCTCTAGGCTCATGTCTAAACCCCTTTCAATGCGTCATATATCTCTGTTTGTAGTTCTTCACGATGTGCTTCGTAGGCCCGGGTAAGGTAAAACTTTCCCTCTAGTCCTCGGGGATATCGTCTAGTAAACGGCCCTCGTTCATGCTTTTTCACCGTCTCCAGTCTCATGCCCGCTGGGACATTTATAGAACGACGATGGCGTTTGACGGTTATCCGCTTACCCTCCTTGTTGTAATACGCATGACGAGGTATGTTGGTGGTTCCCTTCCGGGCTTTTACAATGCCCTTACGAGTATGCTTCTTAACTGTGTGCTTGCCTACTTCCTCAGTAAAGCCTGGCGGTACTCCGAATTCTTGCTTAGAAGCGTAGTGCACAGTATACTGAATGACAAACCCGTTAGGCAATGTGCGGAGCACACCTGACCGTTTCAATGCTCCCGTCTTAACGGGAACGAAAATCTGAGACTCATCGAATATGCTTCGTCCCAATCGATGCGCTGCGTATATGATCCGATTACGTACCTCTTGAGATTGTCCGATTCGGAAAGTGAGCTTAGGCACCTACAGTTCTATGCTCATGTCCAATCTGTCCTCGTACTCCGTGTGAACTGGACGGACTTTAATGAGCACACCGCCCAAATTTGTTGGGGCCATCATGGCTTGTTCTACATAACTGCCTTGAGCACGCCCGTTGCGTGAACTCCCATAGGTATAGCCTCGCATAAAGCCCCCAGTACAAGCCAGGATACGCCTCTTGGCTTTAAGTCGAGCATGCTTTCCAAATACCGGAACTAGCACGTCCACCGGGTATCCCACCTTGCGGGAGTAATGACCCAAGAGAAACATGTCAATCGTTGGAAAGCGTGCCAACATCTTCTCCAGCTTGTTCAACGGTGCTGCCATGGTCTGTCCGGAACCCTGTCCGTGGTGAACCCATATCTGACAGTTAACAGCCCGGTGGCCCTTTCCTACCTCAGATCGGAACTTGAGATTGACGATCGCGCAAGTTCCCAGGAAGGGGGTTTTAAGCTTTTCGGCTAACAGCGTGTCAGATGTTTGGCCATCCTCGAACTCAAAGTAGTGGTGACCCTCCACCATACCCAGCCAGCGACCCTCAGTCCCTTTCATAGCGTCGTATACCTTCTCCAGATGAAGCATGGCGATCTCGCCCAACGCATCTAACGTAGAGTCGTAAAATCCCGCAATTTGAATTGCTCGGCGATTGCTCGGCGAAGCCATGTCGACATAGTCTCCCATGCCGATGAAATATGCATTCTGCTTCATACCCCAATCAAGATGGCGCTTGAGCTTATCCAAGTCACTGCCACGCGCCCCGTACTGTATGTCCCCTACGGGCATTATGAACGTCTCGTCCCAGGGCAGCGTCAACGATGGCTGCGTATCTACCGGTACTTCCCATAGTTCCATTTAGTTCACCTCACGTTCTTTCTATAGTTACATTATACCTCAGATGCTAGAATCCGGGGGCTCCAAATCCCCCTCTCCGCCGTACATCTGCGCCTGTTCAGCTTCTTGCTCAGCTCTCGGTTTAACCTCTCCAGTCAGCTCAAACTCATCTCCATCGGGATCGTATTTAGCACCAAACCCCGCACTTACCGCCGTCGACATCCATCCTACCTTGGCTTGTTTAAGTTCCCATTCAGCCTGGTCGCTGCGCTCTTCTGCGGCAATGAGAGTTAACTTCCAGTCTGTGATACCGAACGCCCTCAAAAGCTGCGGAAACAACTCCGTGTTGTATACGTCCTGGCTAGACATAGCCCCACGGGACATCCGTATAACCTGCTGACTTTCGTTGTTAAGCCCACCTACACCGGAGTCAAAGCCCATGAACAGGCCGGGAACCCCATACACTCCAGATACGGAGCGCTCTAGGTACTCCTGTACTGGTAGGAACTGCAATTCATCTAGGCTGTAGGCAAATCGCACAAACTCCGTCTTGCCCTGACCCGTGTTACTGCTCACTGCCAACCATGGAATGTGGTGCGGGTTGTTCAGCGTCTCAGCCAGGATTTGCTCCTTGCGAATCTCCACATCTTCGGGGTTATCAGTAACCGTAGTGATAACACCCTGAGGCATCTGTCGCTCAAAGAAGTAGTCATACAAATAACGATCCATGCCTATCAAAGACAACGCCTTCTCGTACACAGCTAAGACAGGAGAATAACCATACAATTCCGAGGGACTGAACTTACTATTCCCTGCAAAAACAGGATAACCCATACGTCTTACTAATAGTACACCGTTCGGAACCTCACAGCAATATACCTTAGATTCTGCCATATTTGGACTAAAGTCATCTCTATTATTAGAGTCTTCATGGCCCACGTTAATCGATAATTCAGTATGTAGATCAAAGTAGACACGTTGAGTCGTTGAGTGAATTGTTTCGTGTTTATACTTACTTAAACGGGCCGAGTAACCCAGTTTAAGAGCAATTTCCTGAACATCATCAAGTAAACGATTCGATGACGAGACAAAATACCCCCGAACTCCGTTCTCGATATACTCTCTATTTCGTCCATGTATTTCTTTACCTTCAACGTCGCGTATCCAACATCCGTCAGCATTTATCAACGCATCAAACAATATACGCAACTGTCGTTGAGATAAATTCTTGTATTCAAATGGAACAAATCGAGCTCGCGAATGTGAACTAACGCTTTTATCTTCCTTTTCAATTCCAAACGTCTCCAAAATATATGTTTTCAAGCGCTTATCGCGAATGTAAAACTTGGGGCCTGTTAGATTAACTGTAAAGGGCATTCGATCTAATAGGGCCTTAATTCGATGCCAAGTAGGTGTTCCCAACTTCTGGGAAATTATAATGGCATTCCCCGCTATGTGACTATTGGCCGAGCCTTCAGCAAGCCACCACCCCAAGAACTCTAGCCAATCATCCATTGCAATTTCTATGTGGGGTAAATCATCATGTTTAGTACCTTGTGACTGGGGGATTCCAGGTAATATAAACTTTTCAATTTCCTCACCATTCCAATCTGCCCCCAGTTTGAACGTTAACTTTTTGCGGTAAGCCTCCTTGGCTTGAATCAATTCATAGTCATCTGAGTCGTCTACCTTAACATAGAGGTTATGATTTGGTGTAACGTTCAAATCAAGCATATTACCTGCAACCTTAACACCTCCCTGTGCTGAGTACATGAACTCCGGCCCGTCGTACTCGAAATGACTTGTAGGCTTCTGCCACTCCATGACATCGGTCTTCTGATTCAAAGTCATGACCACATCGGTGTCGGAAACGTCTTTGAAATACTGCCATCCGCGCTGTTTAGTCAATACCTGCGTTTGATCATCATAGCAGGCATGTATCACCTCACCCTGTACAATATAGAGGCTTTCCTTGTCCGTGCTAATGCCTCCACTCTTAACCCCATATGCGCCGCTCATAGGCACGTACCTGAACATGACGGGGAACGTGGGATAACCATCAATCGGACAGCGTCCCTTCCAGTCATGCTCCCAGCCCTCATCAGCAGGTACTTCCAGCAGATTGTCTCGATGAGCCAGGCATACGTGATGCGCCATGCCGGGCCTGTTCTGAGAGTCGGCATCAAACTCCACGAACACTGGATCTAGTCTGTATAGTTGCTTTACCTGACGATATATGGTGGGTTTACCATCCTCGGATCCCAACGTGTACTCAGACGACAGAAACAGAAAGGCATCATCAACTATATTGAGATCATCCTCAAGAGTCTGCAATAGGCGAATAAAGGACTGTCCAAAGATATTTACCTTGGACATCAAGCGCTCGAACCTTACTCTCTGTGCGGGATCTGGAGTCTGCAATACTTCACTGCATCTCGGACACACTTCATTTTCATCCCGGTCATCCTTGAGGTCCTTCTGCGTGTAGTCAACCTCACACGAGGCACAGCGGTAAACGAAAGCCGGTAACCACTCCAATCCCCGCCTAAACACCTCTTGCTTTAGAGAAAGGATGGCAGTCTTGAGAGTGCTAAGGTTATGCGCCATTCCATACAGGTCGATGAGATTGAAGCGCTGAAATAACTGCTGACGTACACCCTTAAAGCCGATGTCCGGAACTCCAACCATAGGGGCCGATGTCTTCAACGCCTTCTGAATTGTTTGCAATGCGTTAAAGTTATCGGTATCCCCGGCCGTCAAGCGTTGCTCTATTACCTTCAGAAAACTCGCCGCTTTCGGATCCAGCGCTGCATAACTGCCCGCAGGTGCTCCTCTATTCTTACTAAACCACTTATTCCAAAAAGCCATTATATTACCTCATGTCCCTATTAAAATTCTCAAACAATATGTCGGCCTCCGGATCAACGGTTTCTCCCCACCAACACCATTGACAGAAAATTTGGGCAAATGCCTCATGCCCATTCGTCGTCGCATATTCATCAATCGGTATGAAATCAAAATCAAATCCGACCATCTCATGAAGCGCGTGTCCCAATTCATGAACTATATCTAAGGGCGTTAAATCAACCACAGGTTCCGGCAATACAATTGTTGTTCGTCGAAGAGATTTTGGTAATCTATTCTGGTTATGTGCATAGGAACAATGAGCAGTATTTCTATAACTGCGTCCGTCTTTTATGTTTTCGATCGTCCCCAACCCAGCAAAAAGAGGTTCACTTCCAGTAAAAAAGTCTATGTCTTTAAGTCGAAAACGAACGTTCATTGGAATCTTTACATATCCCGCTTCGATTAAAGAGCTATACGCATTGTTGGTTATTCGTTTCACTTTTCATACCCTTTTAGCTAGTATGTCTTCCGATCCCGGCATCAGCAGAGTCTCTCCGTTAAAGCGCCATCGGCTCCCTTGCCACTCCGAAAAAATCACTTCGTCCCCCACGCTTACCCCCAACTTCTCTCCGGTCTTGGGATGAATGGCTCTAATGAATCCATAGGTGGTATTGCTCGTAAGAGGTCTTGCAATGGCTAATCCCGACTCGGTGGTGCTCGGTAGTTCTATTTCCTCCAGCAATACCCAATCCGGCAAGGGATGAATCTGCGCTGCGTCTGCGTCCACAGGAATAGGGGCCCAGTTGGGTCGCTCCCCCGCCCTACGCCTCTTTTTCTTCAGTGAGTTATAAGGTCTCCGGTTCATCATCGTTTTGCTTCCTCCGTTTAATCGCTCGGGCCTCAGCATCTTCATACCCGGATACGTCATCACTTAGTTCTCTATTACGATGTCGTAGACGGGCCGCTTGTAGTCGAGCCTTGTTCTCATCAGCTTCCATCTTCAACTTCCTGAAAACGGGCACCTCCGCCTCGATCTTATGTTCAGACACTCTCTCCGAGCGTAATGCCTCAGCGAACTCCTCCTCTGTCATTGAGAGGAAATCCTTTCGAAACGCAACGGGATTCAATGTTGCACGTCGCTGTTGCAACGCTTGGAATCCCTTACCCGGCGGCTCACGTCTCCAGTTGTTCATAACTAGAACGTCTCCAGAAGATCTTCGTAAAACTCAAGCATGGCCTCACAACTCGCTACGGCGTCCTCAACCATATTGGGAGGAAAGCCCTTTGCTCCCATCTCCCGAATAACCTTCTTACGCATCTCCTCATACCATCCCACGCGTTCCTCTATAAAACGTCGAGTCTGCCTCGCCCCTCTAACTGCCTCTAAGGGTACGTTCAAATACAGTGAATTCATTGATTGCCTCCAAGTTGTCTCCAAATAGTATCCCTGGGGCTCTCCTGTCGTTGATTCTTCATAAGACTAGAGCGTGGATCCGCGCTTCCAATGTCCACCAAGACGGGTCCATCGTCAGCGGCTTTCACCGCTAGTGCATTGGACCAGAAAGCGTCTCCATGTCCATCTGGGGTTTCGTCCGCCTTAAGGTCCTTACGAACCATGACAATACTTCTAATCTGTCGCTCATCCCCCAACAATAAGATCCCTTTCTCATGGCTCTCAGCAAATACCCGCTTTTCCAGCTTCACTGCTATGTCCGCCTTGAGCTTGTTAGTAAAGGTCCGCCCTCGCCAACGCTTACTAAGACCTCGATCGTCCAACTCATTACGTGTGTTATCGTAATATCCGCGGGTTAGCTGAAACTTAATGGCCAACGCATTCAGAATTTTCACTTGCTGTACATAGTTAGTGTTATCCAGGAACCTTTGGTACAACTGTATGAGAGTGCCAGACGGCATCTCCAAGAATATTGATACGTGGCTTGGGTGAACCATTTTTCCTATGTCCATCCCCGCATAGGTGCCTAACTTATCTAGATTTACGAAGTTCTTTCCAACGGGCCATGGACTCAGTTGAGGATCCACGGCCAACAGCACGTCCTCACGGGTTAGGAACTGGTCCGTTACCGTTATGGGTGTTAGCTGATACTCAACCTCAAAAGCTGTCTCTCCAATGTTTTTTCGAATTCTCGTAAGTCGTTCAAAATCAAACTTCTCCGGCCACTGAGTTTTCTGTTTTACCCAGTCGCTGATGGCGGGATATATCAACCACATCCAATCCTCGTTTGCAGCCAACTGGTACAGTATGTCGTCATAGGCTTGCGGAGTTCCCACCAACCACAATATATCATCGGGGTTAGAAGGCAACGACATGATGGTCTGACGGAAGATCCTGTTAATCAGCCTCAACTCCGTGCTCGCCAACGGATTAGAAAAATCAGATAAAATATCATCACATATCACAAACTTCGGATGTCGTCCACGTGTTGCGCTCTTAATTCCCGATCCCTTCAACGTAACCTCAGCAATCGGTCCATCGCCCCAGTCTACCAAAAAATCAATTATGTTCTCAGAAGTAGGTTTTAAGTCCCTCCAAAATCTACAATAGGGATTCGTCAAGATCAGACGCTTTAAGGCTGCTACCTTCTCATTTGCAAGCTCTGCCTTATAACTAAAGTAAATCCCATCTACCAACTCGTTGTCTGCGGCCTTGAACATCAGCCAAAATGGGCCGCCTTGCCCAATCACCGTAGTTTTCAAATGCGCTCGTGGGGCTTGTAAGCACATGCGCGGATTAAACTGTGCCAATACGGCCCACTCTCTATGTATGTTTGAAAACTCAAAAGGCTCCCGCTGTCCCTCGTGCCCCGTAAAAGTTAAGCCTTCGAACGACTTGATAAAAATCGTCTCCAGAAACCACCAGAAAAACGACTTACCCAGCTGAATATTTAGCCGCTCCTCCTCGGTAAAGGGTTGCGGCGCTTCGTCCCTGTATTTGTTCATACATCTTCTTCGAGCAGGTCCTCCTCCATACTAGGCAAAACTCGGTGGTTGCCCCGGACCTCCTCTTTATGTCTCGTGTCTATGTCCACCACCAACTGTTTAGTGGTTGCGGCTACCTTATCTACGATGTTCTCCATCCAGTTGCCGGAGCCTTCAACGACAACCCCGGTATCGTTCTCCTTAGATCCGCCGGAGAAGATGTTAACCGCGAAAGTTTCTCCCTGTACGCTCTTAAGCATTTCCATCATGCGGAAGTTAAATCCCATCAACTCATTCCAAAGCATGTCCATCCGCGTGTAGTCTTGCTCGTTAAACTCTATGCTAGGATCTTCAGACTCAACCTGCTTGTCTATCTCTGACTGCTTCTGTCGCTCTACCAACGACAACCACTCAACGAAGCGTATGTTATAGGCCATAATTGACAGCTTCATAACATCTTGCACCTCGGAAGTGTTGCTGTCAATTGACTCTCGCAGGAACTTGTTAACTCTCTCGGGAAGAAGCTCCAGGGAATACTCCCTCATTAACGTAGTGCGAATAGTTTTCCAGTCAACCTCTTCCCCCGTTAACTCCAGGTAACGCTCAGGCATATCTCGCCAGGGAACTTGCTCCGTAACGCGTATGTCCATCAACGCTTCGAGAAGGACTGGATCAGTTATCTTTCGAGGAGCAGCCATCAGTATATCTCCACCGTGCCCAGCTTGGCTCGCGTTAAAACTAGATCGAAAATGGTCTTTTCGTACGTTGGGCCACTTCTCTTAACCTTCTTCAACGTGCCCTTGGACAGTCCCATGAGCCACCAAACCCCGGTCGAATAGGACAGCAAGTCCCGCCAGGTCGAGAACTCCTCATTGCAGAGGGTAGCAAGCAATACGTCAACATAACTCTCCAGAAACCTCTCATCGATCGCTGGATAAGCCTGCTTCTCAACCATTAACTCAACCTGCTTCTCAATCAAGGTACCTGCCCACTGAGCAACATTTGGAGAATACAAATTGGTCACACAAACCGCCCCCTTGGTGAAGGAATCTAAGCGCATTACCTCATCATTGCGTGAGAAAACACCTTCGTAAATCGGAATTGCTCCGGGAGACAAATAGGAAAACATCTCATCAACAAAGGGAGCCTCAGGCCCTACTTCGAAAAGCTCCAATTGCTCATCATGGTCTCTAACAGAGGGCAGAAACGCGTAAAGCCAATTAGCTTCAAAGGGTTCTACCCGAGCATTAATAATAGTCTGCGCTTTCTCCAGTAACAGATCTCGGTTTAACGTCTTCATAGCTTCTCTCCCCTTAGTTGAATCCCGTAGGCATTTTGACGTTTCTCTCCGCTCTTCGACCCGCTTCCTCAAAACCCCGAGTCACAGCACTTCCGTATCCAGACGCCAAAGCGTTGGCCAAGGCTTGCGGATCTTCCTTTATTCCTTCATGCGCCTGTGTTACCACCTGTGCAGAAGTTCGGCTATCTTTCTCTTCTGAAGTAACGTTAGTTACGGGAACTTCCTCGTCGTCCTCAGGTTCGGGCCTCAGATTCCCAGAAGACTCGGGGATCACGGGATTTACCACAGTCATTCCAGGTGTAGCCGCTGCCGTTTCTCCCGCGTGCAATAACGCATCTACTTCTATGTTGAGACCCCTATCGGCCAACTCACGCTGCATGGCCAACAGAGATATGCGCTTCTCCTCCCATGTTTTCCGGAGACTCTTAAACTCCTCGAGGTCCGACATAAACTCCCCAACGATCTCAGTAATAGGCTTCTCCACCACTACGCGAACACCCTCAAGGTCAGCCAGTACGTCTTCGGCTTCTGTTAGTTCATCCTTATTCTCGTTCATCTATTTCCTCCATTTCCAGCAACTCTGGGTTGACGTCTTCAGACAATATCTCCTCCCCGTCTAATGCTCCACACATTAAACAACGGATCTCATTATCGTCATCAATTACCCACTGGTGCTCGTGTTCTTCATCATTCCACATTTCGCTCTGCTATCACCTTCATAAGTGGACACACGGATGCGTCATTTACATTGCTAGCATCGGGAGAACTCCTACAGGGGCATGACGCGCACACATCTGTTGGAAACCGATTACAGTTCCCCGCACAGCCTTTGAGGTATAGCGGACAGGTATCACACTGATTATTGCAGATTATCAACTTGAGAAGCTTCTGTGCCGGTTTAGTTAGCTTCTCAGGAGGAATATCTCTGATCCGCTCAGTAAGTAGCGCTCCCGCTAGTCCTCGACTCATTTATATTGTACTCCCTTAAATGTTAAGTGTACACCTTATCGATCGATAACAGCCAAAACGACCTCTTCATCGACGATACGATACTGTTCCTGGCCTATTTCAACACCGTCGCCGGCAAACAGACTCACCAAAATCAAATCCCCTAGTTTGACATTTTCAACGTCGGAACCAACAGCCACCACGTCGGCCTTGTGGGTATCTCCTGGAGCATTGCTGCCGGGCAATACAAGCCCGCTTTTAAGCTCCTGCTCCTCAATCTTCTGTACCTGAATCAGTATCCTACTTCCAAGGGGTTTAACACCTATGCTCATCTTCGTCTCCTTTCACACCCATGATGTCACAATATGCTGTAGTATGTTGCGGACTGCCACACATCCCGCATCGCTTACGCTCGGACATTAACAATAACCTCCCTACGTTTCCTTTACATATGGCTTTCAAGTTTGCGAGCTGATGCCCGTCTAATTTGCTCATCCCTCAAGGACCACACCTGAATCTCAAGTCCCTTAGTAAGTCCCTCCAGAGTTTGAATCTCCTGACCCAATTTAATACGCTGGGTAAACAATATTGCCATGTCTGAGTCCGTGGTCAAAATCTCTCCCCGTAACACATCCTTAGCAGGCGTCTTCCCGTCAAAGGTCTTACCCAGGGCGTATATGCGCTCCGCAACGTTTACTTCGAACACCTCGTCTAGCGCGGCGTATTCAGCTTTCTTAAACGCCACAGAGGTAGTAGCAAAGGCATACCACGCGTTAAATCTCGCACATAAGTTGGCCAACGGAATATCGTTCACTCCCGCTATGTCCGTGGGATATACCATCTCGGACAACGCTATATTGGGCTTCTTCGGAATCGGGAAGCCTTTATCCACTAAGACCTTCCGGGCCTCATCTACCGCGGCTCTCCAGTCAAAGCTATTAACCAAAGACATCAAACACCTCTTTCTATATGTCCAGATCTTCCAGCTTGGTCCATTCCTTGACTTCGTTAAGCGCCACCTCTTCGTCGTCGTGAAGTCCACATAGGACGCTGTTCTTCTTGGACCCGAACCCGTTCTCCTCCGGATCATGCGTACACGGTGGTACAACCTGCTTGACCCAGTATTCATTTAGGTGGTTCATTCTCTCAAACTGGGAGACTATCATGTCCCGCCCCACCTCTAGCGAAATGTAGAAGTCTCGAAACTTACTGTCGTTCTTGTTGTCGAACAACAGAAATCCCTCCTCAACGTTCTGTGCGTACAAATAGGCGAGAAGCTGAAGGAGATACTTTTTCACCTGTCCCCCGAAGTAGCTGTCGCCGATGTTGCTGAGGTTCTCCAAGTTAGCCACAGGATCCAAGGTGCGCTGAGGCAGAAGCTTGAAGCTCCGGTCATTACAGGACTTGATCTCTCCGATCATCCTTCGTCCCCGCTCAAACGGATGCTTGATCATGACGTCATACTCATAGCTGAGTTTAGGCGGACCATCAAACTTGGCGCGAACGTTGCTTCCAATCAAGATACCAAACTCAGTAAATCGCTTCTGCCATAGCTTCTCAATCGCCTGCCCCATCTCAAAGATGCGCTTGACATGCGTGGGAAAGGGCTCTCCCCGGAAGCCCAACAGCCCCAGTATCAACAGGCGGTCACAGGAGTTTACCATACTCGAGGGAGTCCATCCCTTCTCCGGCTCTCGACCTGGAAGCCACAACGGTCGATTGTCCGTATACTTCTGTGCAATGGACAAGTCTAACCAGCTTTCCTTGGCCACCGTTCCAACTGTTTTGGCCTTGGAATTTCCCCTTCCCCGGCCTCCTCCCCCTACTCTCTTGTTAACTGCGGGAGTTCTCTTACTCGTTAAACCCGCCAAACCTCTTCGTGCTTGAGTCATTATTCCCACCCCGATTCTCTAGCGTATTCTATGCGTGCCAATGCCGATTGTCTCTCCGGATCTAAGACTTCCCATAACAATGCAATTAGTCCGGTTTCTGTATCGCTCCTAGCAGCTAACTCACTGTAGTCCAGGCGATACACGGGCAAGGCATATTTAGCCATCAAATATGTGTCCCGCCTCTTATCCCGAGTCTCCGAGTGCTGCGGACCATCTGCCTCGAAGGCTATATGTCGGGACCGTACATATATGTCTACTGTATAGGGTGAAAATGAAACCTCTTCCTCGAGCTCAAACCCCACCGTCTTCAGCAGTTCCACCAACTTTAGGTGTATCCCCGTCCCCGTCGTCCTCTGACCCGTCTCCATTATTGGCATGTTTACTCCCTTTTGCTAAAGCAGTGATATCTCGGCCCAGAACATAGTCCTCCCTAATCCGCCTCATTTGCCCAAGTATGTCTGGCTTATACATCAGCACCTCTGTTCGGTATGCTCTGCCACACTTGCAAAGTGCTGCATAACATGCCCGAGGCGATGGCACGGACTCAGCGTATCCACTCAAACTAATCAGTTTAGTACATGTACAGCGTATTACCAGTCCATTCTCAGGGGAGAGTTCGACTATATCTTCAGAAGTAAATGGATTAAACATTACAGCGGCTCCTCTGTGAATATTGTTTCATCGATCTGACTGTCGTTGGTCTCAACCAGCATCGTAAGCTCCTCTACATCAGCCGGATTCTCCTCGAAGTGCTCCCGCAACTTAGCAGCCCCGTGAATGGTCTTTCCCTTCCAATGGGCATATCCACCCTTTCCAACGGGTATGATGTTCAAGTCCTTGGCCAGCTCCAACAGTCCAACGAGAGTATCAATAGTCCCTGTAAACATAAACGGAAACTGGCACTCCTGCTCGGGCGGGGCCAGCTTATTCTTAATAGTACGTATATTCAAGTTATAGCCTACCTTGCGGCCGTTATCCTCTACCCAGCCCGCTCGTCGAACCTTCAAGATGTACGAGGCGTAGAACTTCTGAGCCCGACCTCCAGGTATCTCGTCCGGGCTTCCATACACTATACCCAACTTGCTGCGTAGCTGGTTAGTACAGAGGATAAAGCTATCCCAGTTCCGGTTAGTCAGTTGCGCCAATCCTTCGCCAACCTTGCGAGCGTGCAAACCCATGACGTCCTTTTCCTCCAAGTCATGCTCCAGTCGGTACACGGGCACCAAGGCAGCTAAACTATCTATACCTATAAAATCCATGCCGTTCGCCGCCCAGTCGCAAGCTAGATCAAACGCCTGCTCGGTACTGGTGGGCCTAACCACAAGTAGTTCCGAGGTGTTCACTCCAGTCTTCTCGAACCACTCGGCATCAAATGTCTTCTCGGGATCAATAAATCCGCAAACATAACCCTTTTGCTGAAAGGCCCTAATGGTCCATTGCATTATCAGAGTCTTCCCCATTGACGCCTCACCAATCACCATTCCCATACGGCCTCGACGCCAGCCCCCCGCCAGTATGTCGTCCAGTCCCGGGATGTCGGTCTCAATGGTCTCCATATGAAGCTTGGGATCATCCCCCATTAGGCCCCGCTTCGCTCCAACTCGCGCCTTTGTAATATCCATAAGCTTGGCTCGACGTTCTGAGGCAGTGTCTAAAAGCTCGGATTCATCTTTCTTTCTACTCATGCAGCTATCACCTCGATTTTCCTAGGCTCAGCCCAGCTAGGCTCTCCGATAGATACCTCAACGGGCAGGAATGTACCAATCTGGCGTTCCTCCATAATACGCTTTAACTCCGGAATCACGAACTCCTCCTCCTCGTAGGGCACCTCAAAGATTATCTCGTCGTGCACCTGGACCAACATTCGTGTCTTCAACCCATTCTCTAACAACCAGTCTCGAGCGGCCACCATACGGTTCTTAACGATGTCAGCACTGGAACCCTGTACTAAGTAGTTCACTCCAATGTAGGCTCTGTCGGGATCAATCCAATAACGACGACCAAAGCGGTTCTTTATCCATCCGCGCACTTCCACGGTTTTACACACTAAGTCAATGAAGGTGTACGCCTTCGGAAAACGGGAGAAGTATTCCGCTTTATAGGTCTTGGCTTCCTCCAGCGTCTTCTGGATCTGAGAAGCCAGCTTTTTCATCCCGATGCCGTAGATCAATCCGAAGTTAATTGCCTTGGCCAGAGTACGATAGAAGGCCCATAAGTCACTACTCTCATCTACACTCCATACCGTCTTAGCGACGTGGCTGTGAAAGTCAAACTTCGGATCTTCTAACAAAGCCGACAATCCCTCGTCCTTAATGTAGTCGGAGAAAACCCGCATTTCCATCTGGCTGTAGTCAATCAAGACCATCCTGCATCCCTCTCGAGGAATATACAGTCTACGAACTGAGACCAAGGCATCGTTAGCGTTATCGAACTTACTGCCTATGGCTTTTGTGCCCCCATAAGTGAGTCCACCTGCCATGCTTCCCCCAACCTTCGTCATGTCCACGCCTTCCTTAGCTCCCATCGCCGCGGACAACGCTGCAAGCACCTCATCCGAGGTATCATTACCACTTAAGTTGGAAATGTTCTTAGCAACGTTTTGCAAGTTGGGGTCCGAACACGCTAAGCGTCCAGTAACAGTACCCCAATTCTTAAATGACGGATGCACCGCCCCGGGCCACTCTAGGATAGGCTCAAAGTAGGAGTTTAACAGCTTCTTAGTTCCCCTATACTCCAGTATCAATCCGGCGACGGGATGGTCTATAGCCATCATAGCGCCAACACCCCAGGACGGGGCCCCTGTCTTTATGGACTTAACGGTGGACTTCAATCCAAGATTTGCCATAACGTCGCCGAGTTGCTTCGAGCTACCAATGTTGAACGTAGTGTCCGTTTCGCGGTAAATATCCTGTTCAAGTTCCTTAATGCGCTCTCCCAGGGGCCCCACTTTGGACTCGGCGTATTCTTTGTCATAAGCGATTCCCAAGGACTCCATTTCCCATAGAGTCCGCGTCAACTCCTGCTCCTGCTCCCATATGTAGACTTGATTCGTATCCTCAATCCGCTGTTCATAAATGTCAAGTAGGTCCTCAGCATACCCGCAATCATCTTCACAGTATGGCGCTATCTTGTCTATGGGAGCATAGTCAAAATGCTTGCTCCACTTGTTCTTCCTAAGATACGCCTTAAACTCCGCGTCATACGCCGCCTTATCCTCCCCCAGAAGCATCGCAGTCTGCCCCTTCAATGACAGGTCCGAATACTTATCCTTGTTGCACATCCGCGCAGCCACTATTACGTCAATCAACTGGTGGTCTTCACGGGGACGAAATCCATCCTGCCACATCATGGCTAGATCAAACTTGAGGTTCCATCCTATCAGCTTAGGTACCTTGTCGAACGCCTCCCATAGAGCTGGAAGCGTAACCAGTTCGAGGTTTTCCGCTACCAACTCATGCTCCGAGTCCTTGGCCCCGTTGCGATGTCGGTACGGAATATAGTACGACTTGAGATCTTCGCCCTCATGCCAAGCCAGTCCAATGCCGCAGAGTCGATCCTGCTTCCAGGGCTCTAGACCCGTGGTTTCCGTATCAATGACTACTCGCGGTTGTTGCGCTACTTCAACTAGAAGTTCCTGTAGCTCGACGGCGGTTTTAATAACTGCCATATACTTTATCCCTTATCTCCGCGATACTGTCGTTTATATGCTGTTCAGTATTAACTATGTGAATCTGTTGTATGGCGGTATAACGGGTAAAATACTGGCCAAATAGATAATCTGCCCGGGACAAATCCTCCACATTATCATCATCCTTAAGTCTACAACGCTCCAACGCTGTCTCCGAACTACATCTCAACCAGACAACGTGGACGTCGTGCTCAACCATAATGGCCCTATTCATTACCTCATAGTCCACGTTCGTTCTGCTGTACAGTTGATTGTAGACCCAACAGGACGGGGTAAATCTCGCCACAGATAAGTCCGCATAGTTGGATAGCTTTCCCACTGGATGCAGCAAAGCGGTTTTCCCTGCTCCCGAGATGCCCTCCAAGATAATGAACTTAGGCTTCATAGGTTAACTCCTACGTTCCCACGGAATTTGTAATACTCCGTCAACGTAATGCGATCCCGTGCTTCCCACTCCGGATAAAAGCGCAGTAACTTCCTGTAGTCATGCCGCTGGTTTTGCTTGTAGTCTACGTCGAGGAGAAACCTCAGGCGACCATCAACAGCGATTATCTCATCTCGAGAAACGTCTATGAAGCGTTGATTGTGCATGGCCCCAACGGTAATCCGGGAGCCCCAGGCAGGCTTCTCAATGATACGCTGCATCAGCCACACAAAGTCCGAGATATGCGTGTAGTCCTTAATCCACTGGGGATCAATCCGCGCCTCACAACTGGGAAAATCCCTGTCATTCAGCAACTTAACCAGCAAGTCGGGAATTGACTCCGAGCGGTTAGCTGCAAACGTTCCAATGTTTCCGTAGAGGAACACGGGCTCAATGGTCATGTACTTTCCAACACACTGCGCCTCCAGTAAATGCAGTTGTAGCATTTTAGTTATCCCGTAGGTTGTCTTAGGAGCCATCAGCGAATACTCGTCAATAGGCTTTGTACTTACATCCGAGTGATAGTACGCCGTTGTCCCAAAGTGAATGAGGGGCGTCTGCGACTCGTTAGCCACCTTAATCACATTTCTCATCCCGGTGACGTTACTGCGGATGGCGCTCTCTACGTCCTGGTCCACGTAGTCGGAGCCCTTGCGTGCCGCCAAGTGAATGATCAAGTCGGGAGAGGTCTCAAACACAGTTTCAGATAGTTCCTCATAGTCAGCCACATCTACCGTAGCTCCGTTGTCGTACTCGCTCTGCCACCCCCCCGTATTAAACTCAGGGACTATGTCATATCCGACCCCTCTGAGATACCTACTCAGGTTCGTGCCAATAAAGCCGTGAATCCCTGTAATGAAGATCTTCATGTTCCCTCCGTATGTATACATTATATCGTCAAATACAGATGCCACGACCCAATTGTGGCCTCCAAGCAGTCCGCGCCATATCTCGCTGCTATCCTCCCCAGGAACCCAATGTCGCTGGGAAACCGCTTGAGATCTGATGAGCGGATATAGGCCAGCATTGTGGTTTGCGACGGGCGAACCAGTAGCTGCATCATCGTGATGCAATCATGCGGGGAACTCCATGCCATATAGGCTTTGCGCGTTCCAGTTCCCCCATAAGACGTCTCTCGAAATACAGCGTCTCGGAACTGCTTTTCCTTCCGGTCGTAATACTCCGTCTCATCGTCTAAAACCGTATTTAGAGCAACACGTTCTATCTCTGACTTGTTCAGTGTTATGACGTTGTTTCCAACGTGCTCTAGTACCAGTTTATCGGCGGAATCCCACTCTACTGACCACATCTAGTCCTCCAGGAAGTAGGCTCGATCGCTCGAGTCCAACTGGGCCAACGTTATCTCGGGGTCCGGCATCTCTTCGTTGCCCCGGGGAATGTGCATACCCAACTGGCCCATGATGGTCTCGCGATCCGTACAGGCTGTGTTAAACGTGTACTTGTCTCCAGTCTGCTCGCAGGGCCAACGTCCGGAACACTGGAACAAGTTGTGAAACGACTCCCCTATTTGATCCCCATGCTCCAAACAGCGTCGAGCATGGTCGCTTGCCGGGCGCAGGTATGACGCCAACAGTGGGAAGCGAATCCTAATCTCACGCCTCATTAGCCATGCCGTGGCCACCGTATCTGCTTGCTCCGAAAACATGAGACGCTTGGACATGAAGTTCTGTAACGCCATGTAGTTGATGCCCATACTCCAGCGATGGCATGCGCTTATGGGCAGTACAGCCCGTGCATCCTGCCAGTTGGACTGGCCCGTCGCCAGCTCATCGACGTAGGCATCCTTAGCTACCTTACACGCCTGCATGAAACGTATGAGTCGATCCCCGTCCTGGTAAATGCTCTCCGGAACGCGGAACCCTATATTGCTGTGGTTGTTGTCCCGCCAGCCCATGGATCCAAACACCGCCCCAATCCTAGCGCGTGCAATCTGATCAAAGGCGCTGCGCGACGGCCCCGCTATCTCAAATGTAAAGCTGGGAGCTTCCATAGCGTTAGGCAGAGACTTACGATTTAACACCGCCTTAACCACAAACAGCCTTGCCTCCGGCTCTGCTTCAGCCCACTTGTAGGTTTGGTACACTCCACCCCATGTAGACGTTGCAATGGTAAACATAGCCTTGTAAGGATTAGCCGGCCAGTCAATCAACCGGACGTCTATGTCCTCGACCCCCCGATGAAACTCGGTATCCGTATCGGGGGCCTCTTGGGGCATGGTCTTAATCCACTCTCGTAACGCCCTGTCTTCCTCATTCATAGAACGTTTCTCCCTTCTCGGCCCTCTTAAACTGCTTACAGTCGCACTCTTTGCACTCTCCGGAGTATTCAACGTGAGTTCGACGTCTCTCCCCGCAGGTGCATATGTGATATCGTCCTCGTCTACTCATTGAGACTTCTCTCCTATATACTGAAGGATGTTCCGCATCCACACATAGTTTTCGCATTGGGATTGTTGAAAATGAAACCCCTACCGTTTAAGCCCTCAGAATACTCTAGCGTAGTACCCGCCAAAAAGACATAGGACTTCTTATCAATGTATAAATTAACACTATGTCCCCGTATAACCTTGTCATCTGGGAGCGGAATCTCAGCGAGTTCAAGAACATACGTGAGACCAGCACATCCACCACCCTTGACTCCAACTCGTAGATGGGCGTTGGGTTTTCCCTCCACCTCTCTAAACTGTTGAACACGGGCACTTGCCTCTTCGCTAATTGTAATCGTTAAAGGCTCAGGCATCATACTGCTCCTATAGGTGAATCGTTGGGTCCCGTCGCATATCGCGTGTCGTCCCACTTCTTCAGTTTCTCATGACGTTCCCTAATATACGCAGTCACCTCACGGAGGTCTGTCTCCTGGGTAACGTAGAAGGCTGCTATACCCTGACTGCGAAAATCCGAGACGATTCCCTCATTGTCGTCAATCACCACGTCAACCTTGGGCAGTATGTCCTTTAGATACACGAGCTTATCCGCCACGTCGACACAGTGTAGGTAATCGTACTCCAGGTTGTTAATCTCGAGCCAGACCATGGTATCGTAAAACAGAGATGGATAGGTTTTCACCGGGCGGTTGGTAGCTATCACCACGAAGTAGTCTAGCTTCTGCAAAGTAAACAGTAGGTCCTTGGCATACGCCCGTACCCCCAAACGTCTCTTAGCCCCAGAGCGTCTGTATTCGTCTTTCCACTCTCCCCAAACCAGGGGCCTCTCTTGTTTAGCCGCAAGTATCTTGCGTATGTCCTCGTCCGGATATTCCTTCAACACCCACTCTCGGAAACAGTTGGGATACGTGTTCAGTACCCCGTCAATATCTACAACCGCAACTTTGGTAGCAGCTAGCAGTTGGTCGTGTACCTCCCCCTTCTCCTGTTTCCATCGAAAGTCAACTACCTTGGACTTCTCGACAAAAGCATTGTGTAGCTCTCCCTTTGAGATGCTCCACTGCTGCATCCAACCCCAGAGAAACTTCTGTAGGTCTACGAACTCCTCCATCATGGCGGCTCGATTGAACCCCGTCTTGGCCACACGGTGACGCTTCCAGTTGAACGTATTGAGAACCTCCGGAATCTCGCCCACTATTTGAAGCGCATACTCCTTGGACTCCTCTACACGTTCAGAGTCTTCCAACAAAGCAAGAGACTTCCCGTTAAAGTGCATACACACCATCTCGGCGAACTTTTGCTGTAGGTCCCACAGATCATTTAGATTTTCACTCACAGCAACCACTCCAATACTCGATCATATACCATATGCGTCAAAATAGTTTTATCCCAAGCCCCGTATCGACCGGTAAACAGGAGACGCTCACTGTGTGCTGGTATGTTCCGACGACCCACCACTTTGGTAACCTCGAAGTAGTTATACTCAGGTCGCCGAACGGGAATATAGCCTGCCCTATACTCCATAGTAAATGTGCCCCAGATTGCCGAGCACCTGTACCAGTCACAATGCTCGTTTATGTTATACAAAATCCAGGCCTCGCCGTCAGGGGCTTTACCGCCCCTAATCCAAAGCGTAGCGGACTCGTAGTCCAATCCGGAGTAGAGGTGATGTAATGGAATGGTTGATATCACCCTATCGTACTCCCGCAGTAACTCCCCTATGTCGTGTAAATCCTCTATAGCTTTAGTCTGTACTTGCTTCCCGTACAAATCCCAAAGCATGTTGATGGCTGTTCCTGCATTGTATCCCTGTATCTCCGGAACCTGCCTGGGCCCCAGCACACTGTTCTTTACCGACGGGATGCCATACACCTTTTGGCCATAAGCCAACGCCACATTCCTACTCAACATGCCCTCAGCACCCAACAGCCGTTGCTGAATTGACGTAGGCGTTAATGGAAGGTTGCACGAGGCGTGTAGAAAAAACACTCCCGCGTTACGCTTACTCTTGTTAGGGTCGGCATCAAAGATATCTACGTAATTCCCACACTCCGACGCTGCGTGTGCTGCCATCATCCCAGACGGGCCTGCACCCAGTATGGCTATCCGCATATCTCAACCGCCTTCCTCAGATTTTCCGCGTAACCCAATACGTCATTCGCGTGAAACCGTCGCATGTATTGAGGGTGCCATACCCCCGCGCTCCTAACGTCATAAGCTGCGAGAGCCGCCATAGCCTTTCCTCCTAAAGCCACTACTTTCGGATATCCTAATGCCGCCCACTTATCGTATAGCGGGTAAGGAACACCATCGTCGTCATAGGCGTTGCTCACGTGCACTCTATCCCAATTGAACCCCGCCACCTTAAACGCCTTAAATAGGTGCTTGCCGCAACCCCCAGAAAGCGTGGTGTTCGGCAGGAAATTCTTGTCCTTGAGGTTGTGCTGCTCTCCCACAAACCACACCTCCGGCATTACGGTTCCCATGCCATCATCAGTAATAGTCACCGGCTCATACGTAATAAAGTTACGAATTCTGTCTACCATCACGTTAAGATCTGCGCTCCTCACTAGGGTCTTAGTCAAATGAGAAAACTCAAAACCATAACGCAGAAACTGGCTAACGCCCCTCCAATCCACCACACCTCGATACCTCTCCTGAAAACGGTCGAGCGTATGTTGATTATGGCCATCTAACAGGAACAGGTAGGCGTCATGAGCTCGTAGCCAACCCTCTAACACCCAAATCTCGAACTGAGTAAGTCCTTCCTCACCGCGAACCAACGGGCCATAGGCCAACTCGCTCAAGTGTAAGCGGTCTACAACTACGTTCATATCTGGAAAATCTACGAGAGCCTGTTGCATCTGAGACAGCCACTCAAATAGACGGTTTTTAGCGATGTGCGGAAAGTGCAGAGACCTCCCGCCGTCCAGTTCTACCAACCGCTGGGCGATGGTGGACTTACCAATCCCGTCGATACCTTCAAGGATGATTATCGCCATTACTTGCCCTCCGTTTTAGGCTTCTCGTCTACGTGGAACTTACTTAACTCCGAAACCTTCGTAACGATTTTAGGCACTATAGACTCCATGGTTCCAAGCCGCTTCTTCACATCCTCGAAGTGGTTTTTGATGGTCTCGGGGTTACTGTCCGGGTCAATTAGCATAGCTTCAACCTGCTCCAACATGCCATCGTTTAACTTACGGGTCACCTTAATCCAGGTCTCCAGCGCCTCAGACGTCTGGGCTTCAATGTCCTGCTCAGTGTCCAGCTCTAGAACGTCTAGTCCCACCTTCAACCATGCACCCGTCTCCGTAGGAATGGACGAGTGCAACGTAACGTTTATCTTCATTATTGCGCCTCACTTACCAGGGAAGATCGTTTGGGTTTAGCTCATCCTTGGTTTCTACCCCAAGATCCTCAGAGGGCAGGTCTACCACGGAACCTGGTGACTCAACCACCGTTCCACCCAGGGTTTCAATCCGCCCCGATCCGATATCCTCAAGGTCGGGTAGCTCAGCAACTTGAGCTAGAAACTCCTGCTCAATATCGCTTACCGTAGCTGCATCTAATTCTCTAGTGATTTTCTGGGTTCCCTTGGCCCCGTAGCGAGTGATGACGTAATCTCGATCCATAAGGGTTCCGTACTCCTCAATTTTTCCCAGCATCTTTCGGGCCATGTAGAATCCGTCCTGCCAAACAACGAACTCGTTAACCTCTTCCTTGTATCTCTTGGCGGCTGCGCCTAACGTCACTCCTTGCCACTTACCCTCAGCATCCGGCCTTGTGTGATATATGGCATAAAGATATACCCACGCCATAAACTGGGTACTGCGAGGTATCTCTGTCGTACATGCCTCACACTCTCCTGAAAGCTCGAAGGTGTCAGAATCTTCCACCAGCGTACACAAGCGAGAAACGAAAAACTGCTTGCCTCCCTGAGAGTGTTTTTCAATTCGATGAAACTCCCCGTTCAAAATCTCAACAGTTGATCCGTGCTCCGCTGCATACTTGTCAATATGCTCGGGCTCGGGGCCCCATTGACCCATAGAGGTAACTACTCGAATTTTAGCCTTGTCTCCATCATCTCGAAGAATCAAGCGAGGAATGAAACGCCCGCCCTCACCCATGAACTCTGTATTCGAGTCAAACTTCTTTTGTGCAGATCCAAATCCCCTTCGTACAGCGGTCATACCTTCTCTCCTATTACTTCCAGTCTCAGTCCACAACTATAATCTGTGGTGTTTCTCAAGACAGCTATTCTCTTTTTCGCGCGATAACGTACTCTTTTCAACGCTTTCTCATCTACCTCGTAGGCCTTCGCTGTAGATGCCAGTGACATGAAATCCATTCTCCCCAACATATAGGGAATCTCCAAATCCTGAAATCCCAAGATCTCCAATTGAAGCTCAAGGGAGTCATCCACGGTCTTACATAGCTTGCCCATATCTCGAGATAATGGGCCGTCCTCCTCATCACCGTCAAACATAACATCCATGGACAGCCCTTTCTTCTCTGGGCCGTAATGCCTGTTTGCATATTCGGTGAGAGTGGTGATTTTGTTCCAACAGGCCCTATGGAAGAACGTATGAAACGTTACCCCCCGCTCGGGATCATACTTTTGCAGGCATTTAAGCAATATCAACTTTAGCTCTTGTTCCAGGTCTTCCCGCTCCATATAGGGAACGTGCACTTTATAGGACATGCTTATTAGCTTAGGTGTCCACTGCTTAACAGCTTCTTCAAATTGTGCGTCCGAAACGGTGCTCATATATACATTATACCTCAGTTGACTACTTTGAACACTCAATTCTCACCAAAGATTACCGCCTTTAGTAAATATCCTCATCAGCTCTTCACGAGGCATTTCCTGTACGTCTTTACGCCCTTTTGGCAACTCGATTTTAACCACATTCAACTTATGGCCCAACTTATCTCCTATCTGAGCGTCTAAATTTCTCCCTGCATCATCGTTATCCACAGCAACAAAGACGGTCTGTCCCAGCTTCAAAAGGCTTTTCTCCTGGTCCTTGGATAAAGAGGAACCCATAATTCCCACCGTCGATGTAAAGCCTAACTGATGCATCCATATAACGTCCAGAGGTCCTTCTACCACTATTACCACTCCCGTATTGCGCGGATGCTTCCAGGCCCCATACAGAAACCTAGTCTTCTTGCATCCCGGAGACACCAGGTACTTATTACCCAATGGATACCCAGGAATTTCCCTTCGAATTATGCCCACCAAATGCTCACCCGTGTCATCAAACAGCGGAAGCACAATAGAGGGAGTACGCTCATCATATCGGATTCCCCACTCTTTAAGCGTCGCAGGTGTGAATCCCCTGTCCAGTATGTAGCTATGAGTACGCTCTGTCGACTGACGTGCATAGTCCTGCCTAAACATAGCTTCAAATTCGTACCCGATAACTTCCTCAGCAGAGTTCAGTAGGCAGTCGTCTATTCCGTACTCTACCTCTCCTCCCCGAACTAGAAGCCATCGACGCGCCTCAACAGGAGTATACTCTAAGACCATCGACGCTAGCTGCTCAAAGGAGCCTCCCCCACAACCCTTGAAACACTGCCATTGCCCGGTCTCAAGAACAACTCCCAGTCCCGGACGCATGTCATCATTAGCGTGATCCCCAAATGGGCAGGCCACCTTTACGTAGTCTGAACCCCATACCTTAGGCTCGAGACCCAGGTCCCCCAAGGCGCGTTCAACATCTATGGTATAGGTACCTAATTTCATTTACGAACCACATCCCTGAGGCGCAAATACCAACAACGCCATAATCGCCACCGAACCAACAACAAATATCGCATATATTCCCGTTCTCATTACAACGACTCCTTCTCAAATTCCTGTGGTGCCATAAAGTCCATCTGTGCAATCAACCCGCTGTCTACGTCCCACTCGAGATACTGCTTTGAGTCCCAGGTTTTTCCTGCTCTGTTGTATGGCACCTTGAAAATCCGTCTGAACTTACTCTCCGGATCCTCAGCAATAGTTATCAGCCGATTAGCTGCTTCTACTGCGGACTTGCCGTATCCCACCTGTATGATGTCATGGATCGGCTCATTTTTGTTGGTCAACCCCTGTGTGTTTGGCTGGCCAGCCCAGATCACGACGTTGTTGTAATACTGCGCTGCATTCTTCAGGCCATCCGCACACTCCTTAATAGTTTCCCAGCCGGTTTGGCCCTCACGACCCTGTAGCAAGTGTATGCCGTCTATCAACATGAGGTCAGGACGGTGCTCCTCCATGAGCCCTAACAGGTCCTCGAACGTAAACCCAGATGCTGATTGGCTGTCAACGCAGATGAAATCCGCCCGCTCCTGAAGTTTGTACAGCCAGCTTCGATACGCCTCCATATCCACGTCTTTCCCGGAACTCAACGTATCATGAGAAAACTGATTTCGGAACTGTCGAGCTAGCACTACATCAAATCTCAAGCCGCACTCTGTCATCGACATCTCAGGAGATACCAACAGCACTTTATAGCCTGCTCGATACGCAACACATCCAAAGTACATCAGTAACCAGGACTTACCCGAACCTTTTGGGCCCACGACCATGATTCCTTCGCCCTCATGCCAGCCCTGATAGTAGCCATCAAAACAAGCCAATCCCGTGGGAATCCCCCCAACTTCTCCCTTCTCTATGCCCGCGATCTTCTCCTCAAGCGCCACCATCCTAGACAGCGCATCTCGATCAAGGAACGCCACGTGCTTCGCAGTCTGAGGTTTCAATGCACGCAGATCCAACTCTAACCCGGCCAGAACTTCGTAGGGGTCGTCCCGGAGATTTACTCCCCCTGCTCCAAACCTATCCCGTACAGCTTGACTCATCATTCTAGCAGTGTATTGAGACAGCAACTCGTCTATGTAATAGGAGATGTCCCCCGCCTCCAAGAACTCAAACTCCAGATCTGTGTTCGAAAAACGCTTGATGATATCGCCCTGGTTGGGGAAATTGCCTTCGTAAACCTGCACGTAGTTGACAATGAAATCAAGCACCTCCCCATACAACAGAAAATGCTCGGAGCGAACACCCTCCTGGGACAGCTTCCGCAAATCCTCTACGTTCTTGATGGAACTCAATAAACCTTGTTCAACGTCTTCTGGTGTAAGCACTCAATCCCCCTTGTGGTCGTACGGCATATCGTACCCAGCAACTATCACAATGTGTTTCATCACCTTCGGGATGGTTCTCGCCCCCTTCAATCTCAGGCCACTCCTCCAATGCTCCTCTCTCCTTCAAACGGGCATCAACAGAATCACACGCTGAGTTTAGCTTCTCGATCGGATCCTCATCTGCATTATACCCGTTTCGAACATCCTCAAGGAGTCCCATCCAGTAGGCAAAGTAGAAACGCTCATACGCAGTTTCTGAGAAACGCTCGTAGTACATGTACTTCCAAGGCTGGTTATAGCCTCCTAGGTCGATCACAGCGCGATTAAACACGTTTGTCGTCAACAATCTACCCGTAACGCCTACCACATGGATGAACTCTCCAGCAATCAAACGGTCTGTTGCACATACCAATAGGTAACGATTGTTATCGAAGTTCTTCAGAAGGGCTGCATAACCTCTAACCAAAGGGGCTTTCATGGTAAAGCTGTCTCCGAGTCCCTTGGCCTCAGCTCGACTAACGAAGTAGTCGGCCAGAGCTGTTGGAGTATAGCTTCCCGCCAACGTTATGATTTTCATGCAGCTTCCCTTACCTCAGATACTAAGTCCAATATCCACTTACTGCACAACGTGCGATTCAACACTGCCTTCAAAGCTAAGTCGTCAGCACGCTCATTACCCGCAATACCCACGTGTGCTTTGACATGTTTTAGCGTGATATATCGACCTACTTTTTGGTGGGCGGTGCGAAGTTTAATCGCTTCCTCATATAGTCCCCGTAAGTGTGGCTGCTTTACCCGCCACAAGCCGCTGACTTGCTTCACCACCAACATACTGTCACTACGTATAACGACGTTCATGTCCTGAAACTCATGTAGAGACTTTAGAGCAACGATTAGAGCAACGTATTCCGCTATATTGTTGGTTAAGTCATCCCCAAGGAACCCACTTTGCTCCATGAAGGATTTACCGTCCTGATACCACGCTATCCCATAACCGCTGGGTCCCGGATTAGTCGGACGAGTGGAACCATCTGTAAAAATCTCAATCATCTATCTCGTCCAATATCTCTTGTACTTCTTCCTTGGGCATCCAGGGCCCTAATTGATTAAGCGCATCCCCTAGCGGCCCCACCAGGACCCGCATCTTATTGCTGACCTTCACAATCACGCTTTCGGTTTCCCGAAGACAGGGTTGGCACAACCGAGTTTCCACCGGTTTATCCACCCGCCGTAACGTGTTTTTTGTAGACCCGCAACGAAAGCAGTTCAGTATTAACATCTATTCTTCCTTATCTGTGGACTTTGGGGTGGTGGCGAGGGCCTTAACGACTTGCTTTAAGTTGTCGTGGATCTCATCCACAATAGCCTTCATATGATCTTCGGCTGTTTCCGAGGGATGTTCCCTAATGCAATATCTTAAAAAGTTCCTAGCTTCAGTAAACATTGGGTCGTAGTCGTCCTCGATGACATAATCCCTACCTGTTAATTCCTTTAGTCGATCTAAGTGTCGTTCGCGTTCATCTGCTGCATGACTTTCTTGCCAAATAACCTTATCCAGTTCGTTTTCGCTCATAGCTGCACGATCTCCTCTGTAGGCTCTGAGATAGTGACGAAATCAAATTCTCTCTTATCCATCTACTCTTCTTCCTCCTCAGTAAGGACCGGGAAGTATACCGCTGGGGTATAGTCAACTTCTGACGTAGCTTCCTTCAGTTCCTCCTCAGTAATCCGCCCCTGAATTCGAGCCTCCTCAAACTTGGCGGTGTTGAGGACATAGGTAGTAATCTTATCGCAAATGTTTTGAAAGCGCTTAATCCCGATAACGTCTCGCAGTTTCCCCTCGATAACCTCTCCGCCCTTCTTCGTAATCCGACGATCAAACATCTTCTTCAGTGTGGGTAGAGGAAGTATCACTCGTTGGTTTTTCCCGCCCAGCTTGTCGCTAATGTCGTTGATCTGCTTCTTGATTTCCTTCTTCCGTTTGTCCCCCATTTTCCCGGATTGATCAATGAGATCATACTCCTCCCCCAACTGCTCCAAGAGAGCTACATACTCAGACAGTGCATCCATGTTAATCCTTACCATGGTAGATCCTCCGCTTCCGGGTCGATTGCCCCAAGGTTACTTAAGTTATTATGCTTCGCCAAGATCTCTTCGATCCAGTCATTAGGTGGGTCGTTGAACTGGGTGATATCCGTTGGTGCGTCAGTGCTGTGATACTCACCATCCATTGAACCCGCGATGTATTCGTTAATCTCCTCCTCAGTCAGGAACTCCAACTTGGTCTCTGGGCCCAATGAGGTCGTCATGGTCTTCTTCGCGGGCCACAACTGACTTGGAATCTCCTCTCCCGCATACGTGTATATCAAGCGCTGTTGGGCAAAGGTTTCAATAGCCTCGTCACAATGCCTCAAGCGGGTTTCGGTGATCGCTTTTGCGGCCGACAGTCCCTCCATCTTGATTAAGATGCCTGCTACTACAGTTCCGGTTCTACCGTGCGCTCCCATGCAGCCAATATCAACATGCTTGCCCTCTTTGAGATACTGCACTGCTAAGTCAATTATGCCTGCATAACGCGCATCATCTATAGTTCCAAAGTCCTTCCACACCACGATGTAAAACTGTGCGGGACTCTCCGAATGAGATGCAACCCCAGTAAGTCCGGGAGTCACCATATCCTCTTGAAGGAACTCCCCCCACTTGGCATCTAGATAAATACCCAGATCCGGATCGGAGTATGGCTTTTTGTCAGCGCGTAACAAGCCACTAACTGTGAGATTATACTCTCCTACAGCCACCTCGTCCTGCCAGTGGTGGCATACGGGCTTGGGTACGTAGTTAGTCTTTTTCCCAGCTTTGCCTGTATAGACATAACCCCCCACAGTTATAGCCTTGGTCGTATTCTTCTCATAGTCTTCGGAAATCGACGTTCCCCATATCTCTTCGTATGTCTTGTAAGATGCAGCCTGCACGACCTGCTTTTCCCTTCGCGCCCTGCGTCTACTAGCTCTGCTCATCAAATCCACCTTCCCCAAAATACTGACGCTGAAGTGTGCTAGTTTCCGGCTCCAAGACTTCAATGTTTTTAAGCCTAAATCCATGCTTCTCTCCATTCACCATCACCTCTACAAATAGTCCGTCCCGCTTGAAGGTTTTTAGATTTATGACTTTACCCACCAAGCCCCGTATCTTTATGTTACGGGCTTTATCCGAGATGCGTACGGTTTTCCACAGGATGCTTTCAGAAGCTTTTACCCATACATCCCTAACCACCTCAAGGCCCATAATCTCTACATTGGTTTCGTCGAGATCTTCACACAGTGAAAACATGTCCGCCACATTCTTAGAAGAATGCTTCAACAGGGAACCAAACTTTCCGTGTAGCTTCCAGTCCAGTATGAGGTCCAACTTCGTCAGATTCCATCCGTAGTGGATACCTCCGTGATACTGAATCTTGTTAAACATGCAGCCAGAATTGTGCTGGAGGTCAAACGCAAGGTCAACGAATGTAACTGCATTGATTTCCCCCACTAGGAAATGATGAAGCAACTCCGCCCCATTGGCCCACTTCTCGCCCCCAAAGGAGCCTGTAAACTGGTCGGGATCATTAAAGGCATCCCGTAAGTCTAACAGCAATCCTACTCCTAGGGTTTGTCTAAGGATTCTCCACTCCTTGCGGGCTAGATTACGGCTACCCCTTAGGAGCCCCCTGTAACCCGTTCTACTATGTCGGGCTTCTCCCCCGCAGGCAGCATCTAAATAGATAGCCAGGTCCTTGGCGACCACCTCGGCGAACTGTTCTAACACGGGTTTAAGTTCAGGATTTATCCTAGCAGATTCAGACAGCAGGTAGAAATCTGCGGCAATCTTGGTGGTATCCAGGTTTATCTCTAACTCGGGCCACCAGTATTTGGTTTCGGACTGTGGCACGGGCTTTGTAGTCTCCTGGATGTTGGAGCGTAAACTGAGCCCAATGTTAAACTTGATATTCAGCTTTATCCCGCTAAGACCCAACTCCTCATGCCATTCCTTGATGGTAGCAGTGAAGAAGTTATCGCCGGCTGGCTCTACCTCCAACTCTCCGCTATAGACGAGCCCAGCATCTCCATCTACAGTGACTAACGTACCATCCTGTAGTGTCTGCCCCGACTGCGTTCGGATAATCTTTTTACCGGGCTCAAATTCTTCAAAAATCCATTCAGAGATACCAACCACACAAGGCTTGTTTTCTCCCCTTGCAACCACCGCTGCGTGACAAGTAGTTCCACCGGTTCCCGTAGCAAACCCTTCAGCCCCCAACATGTAGCGAACATCATTGGGTGTGGTCATCTCACGGGCTAATATGTAAGGTTTACTCGCTGCTATACACTCCTCTATATACCAATTTGCTATTGCCAAAACTCCTGAAACCACTCCCGTCGACGCGGCTAGTCCAGTCCCAGCGATCTTCTCGTTCCCAGTTATCTTAACAGTGGGAACATCAACTTTCCTGAGATCTAAACGAGTTACTCGACTAGCTGCGACTTCCTTGGTTATGAGGCCCTCGGAGTGCATTTCAACAGCCATACGAATTGCAGCCTTGGAAGTACGCTTCGCCGAACGGTGTTGCAACAACCAAAGCGTTCCGCTGTCTACCGTGTACTCAATATCCTGTGCATCTCCTTGGTCCGTTTCTAGTGTTTTGGTTAGGATCATCAACTGGTCGTATACGGGAGTGTTCCACTCTCTCAGGAAGTCCAGCGTCTTCGGTGTAGTGGTTCCCCCAACAATAGCCTCACCTTGAGCTTGCACATCAAATTCTCCGTAGGGCTTGTTTTCTCCTGTAGACGGGTCACGAGAGAACAACACACCGGAGCCGCTTTGTTCATCTCTGTTACCAAACACCATGGCCACTACAATTACCGCTGTTCCCATTTGATCATTAATTGTATTATGCGTCCGGTACTCCATCGCGTTGGGGCCCATCCAGCTATCTATAACAGTGCGAATAGCTTTGTTGAGCTGAATGTACGGATTGTCTATTACATCCAGAGACTGCCCCCCACGTACAACTCGGTCCCGTGTCACCACCAGCAGTTCCCGCAGTTGCTCATCTGTCAACTTAGCAGCGGGCTCCAACTGTTTCTTGGCTTTGTAAAACGCCACCGGAGACTTCAACCTCTGGGAGGTCTGTCCCAAAACGGTGTTTCCGTAACGACCCAGGAACTCCACATATGTAGGAATGGAGAAACGGGGATTGCCCATACGCTTTAGGTTGCTGGGAGTGATGCCTACGTTAAGAATAGTTTCCATCATGCCGGGCATGGAAACAGGGGCCCCGCTCCGAACAGAGACCAGCAAGGGAAAACCCTCGTCCTTGCCCCCGAACGTCTGTCCTGTCTGCTTTTCCAGAGCTAGCATGGCCTCGAACAACTGCTCGTTGAAGTCCTCTATGTTTAGATCCCCCGCCATTACTACTTTGCACACGTCGGTGGTTATGATGAACCCCGGAGGTACCGGATAGCCCTTCTGCGTCATCCTAGCCAGCCCCGCACCCTTTCCACCAAGCAGCTCCACATCATCGGGGTTCGCTTCTGCAAATGTGTAGATGTATTTCGTCATCTCAACTCCGTTGTTATTTGTTTCCCTATACTGATCTTAACACACAATCGGACTTTGTAAACCCAGTAATCGTTAACTAAAAGTTATCGGCTATGTAAGTTGGGGGCTATGTTTTCCGTCCAGTATTTAACTGCCGCCACCTGTATTTTAGGTGGAAACTTAGTTAATGGGAAGATGGTAACGTTACGCGGGTCCTTACCCGACGAGGCTATTACGTGTACAGCCTCCTTGAGCTGAACCCTGAACATAGCATCTGAATGTCGGTTTCGCTCATGCATGGCCACGACTGCCTCAGCGGAATTGGTAAACTGAATTCCCTTTGAACAAAACACACAGCCGTAAACGGTAATCTTTTCCGGCATTACTTTCGCCCCCGCCTTCGCTTTGGGTTTGCTGCTCTCTCACTGTTCCTCATCCGAGACTCTAGAGAACGTCGAGTACTACGTCGAGATAAATTCTCTTGTTCTGCCACAGCTTGGGTATTGCCTCTAATGCAAGTGTAACAAGGAGAGCCCTTCTCAACAACTACCACCCGTTGTGTAATCTCACGGGTAGTTACCTCTCGCTCGATTAACTTTTTCCGTTCGGACATCGACACACTTGCTGGCCACTTAAAGTCATCTGTCACCTTGGGGAACTTGCCATCATTGCTGATCTCCATATTTAATCCAAAGAACGACAACACATCTGGGCAGTCGTCGTCGAACTTCACCAGAATGAGGTCTCCCTCGTTTGTAACCCTGGATTTTATAGGGCAACGCTCCCAGGTATCCGTTGGCATGTAGTCCATTTATCACCTCTAATGCGGGAAACGTTTCCCCAAAATTTTTGTCAAAACAGTCATCACCAAGGTTAACGCGAGGATTGCAAAAACGCTACCCTGTAGGTTCCAATCAGTAAATCTACCAATAAACAACCAAATGGCGTCGTGAGTAGCATGCAACACGAACCAAACGGCGAATACAGCTACATGCCATATGAGGCTCTTAGATAACATTATACCACCACTCGCTTACTCACCATAGTGTCTCTTTCCCCCTGCGTCAGATACCAAACGGTACGTTCGTTGGCATAAACGCCGTTCGCGAACACGTCGCCACAGTGAACGCACTTCTTGACGTTCTCCCCTTCAATAGAGGATACTATGTGATTCTGGATACTGTGGCCGCATTGCTTACTCATGTTGTTTCCTTTCCGTGTCGTAGCACTGCTAAGGGTGAGATTCCGCTGCATGACCCCCACAGGCCATACGGTACCTATGTCCGCCTGTCCTTCCACACTTGGAACATACACGGGGCTGTACTTTGCGGGTCTCACAATTGGGGGAGGTCACGATGTCCCTGCTGTCAACGGGGCCTTGGTAATTTCCCACACGCCAGCGCCCAGGTTCTTGGCGACTAGCTGGCGTTGACGCCCTTCGACTGTAATGCGGTCGCGTTCGTAGAGTAGGATGTATGACCACACCTTACGTTCGCACCGTTGCCTGTAGTCTTCGCGGTAGTAGTGGCCTGGTTGCACTAGACCTTCTCGTGCCTTGACGCTTAGTGCCTTCATGGTTTTCCCTCCCCCCAGGGTAGCTGGTCAAAATACTTGAGTGCGGCGTCGCGTTGTTTTACGCCGTTGCAGATGTAGCAGTCGGTCCTACCCATTGGGCAGATGTAGTCGTTGTCCTCACAGCTAGAACTTTTCAAGGCCGTGCGTATGACGTCCACGTCTGCTGGTGTAAGCAGTAAATACTTCATGATGTTCTCGCTTTCAGTCCCGTGTAAACGGACTAATTACTGTTGACCCACGGAACGACAGTTCGTTGTAGCTGGCCTGCACGCGGCGGTTATAATCCTGTTTGCCTCGTATGCAGGGAAGACATACACGTACAGAGTTGTTCGAATCATGCCTGTCCAAGGTTAACCCACAGTGGGCATAGACCTGGACATTACTAAGTGTTGCGCGTATTAAGTGCTTCATCTACTTACAATCTCCCCCATCTCATTTACCCCGTAGTCTGAAAGCTCTTGGATATACTCAACGGTGGTCTCCAGCGCCTCGGCGACCTCGTTTGCAGTCCGGGAAACGTTAAAGCCCGACTCATCGTTATATACTTCGGGCTTCTCGCCCACTAGCTTAACCATGAAAACTTTTACTTGCATCTGCTGTGTACCTTTCTCTTTTGCTTACTGTACACTTACCTTATCACATGTAATCCTTAGTGTATACATGTAGCTAGATTATATAGATGTTAAGTTTAGGTTATATTTAGCATAGACGTTCCCTGCGGGCGCTTTACAACGTCCGAATACAAACATCTTGTTCCCCAACTTTCCCGATAATCTAGACGACCTTTCGGCCCGTCCTACCACGTTCATTAGCACTCTTCTAAATAGGAGTTACTTACCTGCCCAGGTATCTCTTTACCAGGTGCCCGCTCATAACGGATCTTCATCCCGACGTCCATTGGTTGATCACGGTCGTTCGCTTCACGCTTTTTTGCGTTCCCCCTTCCCAAAGAGCATGGGCGGGGTACCTCATCGGAGAAATCAATCTCCCCTACTTATTTTCTTCTGGGACCAATTACCGGATTAATAGGGTGCTTGTAACACAACTCCTTTCAATACAAAAATGGCCTCACGTCCCGACGAGACGTAAAGCCATTAGGCATTATCCAAGTGTTAGTTGATAGTTACCTGTGCTTGTTGCCTTGCAGTCTGTGAAGAGGTGGGAAACATAGTTTTCTAATTCGAAAAATCCAGACGTGCCTTTTTGAAGCGCATCCTTCATCCAACCGCACTGAAAACATTGTAAGTACCATCCATAGGTATCATTTTCCCTATAGACGTCACCCTTGCAACGGCGACAGGCTTTCAACCATAAATTGACTGTATTCTGTTTTGCTGTTCGCGTAATCTCTCTAACCATTCCACTCCTTAGTTACATTATACCTATGAAGTGCAAGTTCAAGAGAGTGTTATGGACTACGTGTCACCAACATGGCAACCTCTTTTCGAGGACCGTAATTAAACCGCATAGCCTTCCCCTTTCCTTTGCTGCTCAGGTCGATCAGATTCGACAGAGAGCAATGTTTTAGTTGTTCCGCTAGTATCCACCGCGTTGTACTCCTCTACGTGCATCATCTTGCACTTTTTGAAATATTTCTTCTCCAGTGGTAAAGTCCCCAATAGCTGAGGACGTGAAGTTCTTGGTAACTCTTAGCGTACACGAAAACGACGGTTCTCGATAGTCTATCCCAGTTATCAGATATATGTCATCAATGTGGTTGGGTTCATCCACCTGTACTCTTATCAAATCCCCAACTCGAACATAACTGCGTTTCTCAATTCGATATTCGTCAGCATTATCCCATTGCGTATCCGTGCCGCCGGCTAATGCAGCAACTCCAATTACAGTGTCTCCCTCATTAGTAGTAGTTGTTATGCTACTAACTACCTGTGTTCCGTTACCGGCCGTAACGTTAGTCACCAAATCTCCCGGCTCTACATCCCACTTTTTGAAGTTTACATCGATATCTATTAAATTAGCTAAGTCGTTGCCTCCATTGTGCTCGTATATACCTGAGGGTTCAATCGAGCCATCCAGCAAATGTCCAACATCTACACCGAGGATTGCCCACCCCTTCCGCTCTGTAAGACGAGTATAAAACGGCAATCTAAACGTTTGAAGCATTCCGCGTTGAGACTGATTACTGAGACGGGCCAACTCCGTATCCGCCCTAACACCGGCCTCACCAGTTGAACGTATGCTGTAGTCTACTATGGTGGTCATGTTGGTTCTACTCTGGGTTCGTTGTGCCCTAGTGTTGTCAGCCACCACGTCAATTACGATCCCCCCCGATGTTCTTCCTATTACGCGAACCCGATTAACTGAAGATCTTGTGGATTTGGAGAACTCCCCGGATTTCACAGGCCATATCTGTTTGGCGCTGTCACCTTTCTGTCGTATGGTTTGACCAAACTCCTGAGGTCCTCTCCACGGCTTAGATCCCATTCTAAAGTAACAGGTCTTAAAACGTGTTCTTCGAATTCTGATTAAATCCCCAATATCGAAATCGTTGTCTGATCCACCCGACAAGCCGTCCGCAACTAACAACTTGTCGTACAGGTTGGTATCAGTGTCTATGCCGGTAACTATGCCGGTAGAACCATCGGTACGGTTATCAATTATGTCCCCCACCAGCACACCGTGAGTACCGATAAAATCTTCGCTGTTGTCTATAAAATTCGCGTTGTTCGTGGTTCCGTCATGTGTTAGACTTTCGACTATAACGTCATCGTGAGTCTCGTCTAAGCCACACAGCAGATACCCGCTTCCCGGTCCGGGCGTTACTAAATCTATCTCGGCCTTAGTTGCGGGGGAGACACTGCTCTGAATAGACAGCCAATATCCCCGCATATCTCCGACGTCTGCAAAGCCCGGGGCACTGGCTTCTGGATTGCCTGCTACTAATACCGACGGCACCCAGTCGTTGGGTATCTCCCACTCCAGTGTTACAGTGTTAAACTCTGTGAACGCAACGTTGGTCTCTTTCAGAATCACTGTGCGCCACCGACTGAGAACCTGATAAGACTCTGCCGAAGCGCTCCAGCTCATACCCCCAGAAACAGCCGTGATGGTTGTGTCAGTATAGGCCGTAATCACTCCCACTGCTCCGTCTGTAACGTTTACGATTAAATCGCCTTCCCGTATCCCAGAGTCATCAAAGTTAGCTCCCGCGTCCGTCAATACTGTAGCGCTTGTGCCTCCGCTATGTGTTCCAGATGCTCTAAGCTCTAGATTTAGAACGGAATAGTTGTCTCCTTTGTCGTAATCCGTATCCGTTCCACCCTGAAGTGTACCCACTAGCGTGGTTTCCGTAATAGCGGTTATAATGGCGTATGAGTCGTCTCGTTTGTTATGTATGATGTCGCCTACGGCCACACCGCTCAATCGAAATTCCTTGTCTGTATCCGTTAACGTTGAGGCTCCATCAGCTCCGTCATGCAAGCCTACTATTTTAGCTCGATCTGTTCCCAAATATCTCACAGTGATAGTCCCGTACTCAGCGCTTGCTGCCGTATTTTCTACTAGAAATCTTAATTGCTGTAGCGGCGCTCCGGTTCGTATATATGCTCGATCTTCTGTTGCCCCCACGCCTGCAATGGTGGCTAGAAACCTTGCTCTACTTACGTCCTCCGTGGCGACTTCCGTAGTTTGATCTTCCCAAGCATCTCCGGATACGTTGTAAAAATACACAGCGTCGGCGTGTTCAAATACCTGGAAGCGGAAATCCTTGGCGCTGTTATTGGACCACGCGTTGGTCGAATACTGTGCCATTTCCCCGTCTGCGTATCCCGCCGCCCCGTCATCAAACCACTTGACGAAGTCTACTGTAGCGGTATATCCCGAGACGTTTTCCTCCTGATACGATAGTACGGCCCAATAGGTTTTCCCGCCCCGTAGCGCCACGGGCTCCGGAAACGGGAACTGAAGGATGGCCCCGCCCGCCGTAACGTCTGAGATATTTACCAGTACCGACTCTGACCACGACGTAACTAACTCCCCGCTCGGGATGTCTCCGCCCAGTGCGCCCGATGGGTCATTGGCCTCCAGTCTTACGTATATGTTGCCTGTCGGGGCTGTTCCAGTTGTGCCCAGGTATAGCCCCACCTTAGACACCCTCGTAATGCCGGTTCCCGCTGTTTTGAAGCCCTGGGCCAAGTTGCCCTGTGCGCTCGGAAAAACCAGTTCTTGAACCTCGCTGCTGGTTGTAAAGTCAATGACCGGATTCGCGGGCTCGCTTATCCCGACGGGGGCCCAATACTCGGTCTTTGAATAGTCTAAAAATGAAGCTAACGCGCTGCGCGTAGTTCGGGAGAAGTCGGGGTCGGCAAGCTTATCGCTTTGCGAATGTTCTATTCCCTCACTTCCATCGAAATTCGAGTTAAAAGGAAACAGCATAGGTCCCGCTTCGGATCCGCCTACTGTGGGGGTCTGCCTCTGATTTAAGGCATCCTGTATAATGGCGGAGCGAGGCAATGAGCCTGGATCTGTCTGGGGTGAGCTATCTCTAAGTTCTGCCTCATGGCTGATTACCACCACTTTGACTAGCCGCCCTTGTCCTCCTATCGGTAAAGTTTCTTGAACGATCCCGTCCAGCAAAACCTTGTTTATATCTCGCCCAGTTATACGTACCCGCGTAACAAAGGGTATGTAAATGTCTTCTATATTTCGACGTTGAATTACGTAGGCGTCATCCAAGTCAAAATCGTCATCTCCACCTCCACTCGTTATCAACTGTACAGATACCTCAGTAGAACTAGTTCGAGCCACAACCTCATGTAGTGCATTGCCATCTGTGGTATTAGTCACTAGGTCTCCAGGTTGTACCAACGACGAAATAAAATTGGCTTGACTATCTATAAGTGACGCGCTATTGTTCGCTCCCGTATGAGTGCCCGACACTAACGTTGGCAGTCTCTGACTTGGGTTTGCTAAAGTCAACGTTACCGTTCTAATGAAGCCGACTAAAGAAGCGTCGTATTGTAATTCGACAATCGACTGTTCCTCGAGAAATCCTCGAGCCTCGTTGTTAAATTCGATTTTAGAAAATTGACTCATTTGCAGTTCCTTATACTATTCACGATAATAGCAACTGGGGCGACACTAGTTCCACTCTCGTAGGACGGGCAGTGCCGGGGTCCATGTGGTTTCGAATTTCATCTGAAACTCTATACGACTGGTTCCCCCTTCTTCTACGATTGTCATAGCGGTTATGACACCTTGATATGTGCGGCTTAGGGTGGTGAGTTTTAATGTGATGCGTGGTTTAACCGTTGGAATGTCCTTGTTCCACATTATAGCCATTTCCTCTAGGTCGATAAAGTCGGGTTCATGCCCTAGAGAGATGGGATGTGGAGAATGCTGAATGACCGTTCTTCCTTTTATCTCATGTGTGTAATATACAAAGTTCAAAGATACGGCATCATTGTTATGGCCGGGATTGTTTAGCGCCAAAGCTTTTGTAACCATCTTACCTTTCCACTCAACTATCTGGAAATCAAAGTCGAGATCTACTCCCGCCCCCCCGAAAAAGGGTTGATATCCCGGTATTACTGCTCTCCCTCCGGTTTGTTGTGTGGTACGTGCTACACCGAGATTCACCGCATTAGAGGTGTTGGTGAATATGTCATCCAGCGTCGTGTCAAACCAGCACACCAGCCACCTGCCCCTACCGGTAACACCTGGAGATACGCTTATGCGTTGCATAACGTACGTGGTGCCGTCGCCCTCGGTGGTCTCGCTCTCCCACGTTGCCCCGTTGTCATGCGACACCTTGGATCTAGCCACCAGGTTGCTTACGTCCGCGCCCCTGCCGTAAGCCACGTATACATCGTCCGTACCCTGGTCTACAAAAATATTGGACCGCAGGTAGTCGTTACTGCTAATTACATTGGTCTTTTCCTCAATTTGGTCAATGCCCCCTATCTCCCAAACCCTCAGCGGAACCGGCGTAGCGAACGGGTTTCCGCTTATGCCGGACAGCCAAAGGTGTCGCGTAGTGTGGCTTATGGCGGTGCCTATGTTGCCACCAACCGACGTTGACCAGGTCGCCTCTATGGTCTGCGACTTCCAAGAATCTGACCCGCGACTGTATACCCAGAATTGCAAGGCATTGACGCTGTTGTTCTGCACTATCGCCCATACGTCATTCGGGTCGTCCTCATCCGACGGGAACAGGTATACCTCATGGTTATCGGACGAGGACGCGTTCCACGGGTCCAATTTATTGTCCCACGTGGCGCCGTCATCATCCGATATGAAGAAGTCGCTCTTAATAACGGCGCTGCTGCTGTTCCAGATAACCGCCAGTTCTCCTCCCCTGCTCTTTGTGATGCTGATATTCGCAGGGGGATCCGACAAGACGGCCGCGGTTATGTTCACAGCTGCGCTCAACGAGTCATCCGCCGTGTCCAAACTACGGTACACCATCTTGGCGCTGTTGTCCTGATGGAAAGCGAGATGTATTTTAGTGCCCGTATCGCCGGGCGTCCACCTGTCGTACCATGATGAAAACGCCAGGTTCGCTATAAGACCCGCCGTGCTTACCAAGACCGGAGCGCCCCACGTATCGCCCCCATTCAGCGTCTTTACGTACCTAATCTCTATCGGCACATTATCGTTCGGGTAAAAGAAGTATCCTATCTCCTGGTCGTCCGCCCATATTACACCGTGCTGGCCCCTAGCGCTAGTTCCGAACAAGCTGTTCGACTCGTCGGTGACCGTCACGTCCGCAGAGCCCGCCGCGCCCCCGCCGATAGCTACGGACGTGGCCAAATTGGTGAAGGCGTCGGCTGAAGTCGTATCCCATATAACGGGCTGGAATACCGTATTGTTAACCGAGCCCAGGTCGTCACATATGGCGAAGTAACGACGATCTGTCACGTTGGTTGTAACTTCCGCGCCCCATGACGTCCCGCCGTCCATGGACTTGACATACACGCCGTGCTGCACCGTGAACGGCGTGGTCGACACCACGTAGCCCACGTATATGGCGTCGTTGCCGGTGTCTATAGTGACGCAGGCGGCGAACTTGTCCGTGACGGCCGTGAAGATATTGGTCTTGGCGGTTATGGACGCGGCGCCGTTTATGTCGTATACCTTAAAGTCGTGAGCTGCATTTGCGTCGTCGCTGTGCGCCACCAGTATGAGATGGTTGTCGGAGTGGCGTATGGCCCCGGACATCGACTGGAAGACGGCGAACTGGTCCGGGTCCATGGACGTGTCTATCGTCGCTTCCGAGAACGAGTTACCGCTGTCGTCGTACGTCTTGAGGCTAATCTCCTGGGCGTCGTCATCCCACCAGACCAGCCACATATCGTCTTGGTCCGACTCGTTGCCGGGAAACAGCAGCATCCGCTCGCCGTCTCCCGTTCCCTCACCGGACCACGGGTCCGCCTTCGCCGTCCAGTTGAGGCCGTTGTCCGTAGACCTGGCAAAGCCCCTGGCCGTCGAGCCAGCGTCATAGGCGCAATACAGGTTACCGCCCCTCGACTTGGCCATGGTGGCCCGGTCCTTTGTACCGGACACTACCCCCGTGTCTATAGAACCTTCGGAAGAGAGAGCATCGGCGGTGGTGAGCAGGGACCTGTGATACATCCCATCGACGCCGTCCCTGGCGTACGCCACGTGTATGAGGTTCCCGGTCTGCCCCGGGGTCCACTTGTCGTACCACACCGTAGGCACGCCGATGAAGTTGGTAGCGGACGCAATAGTCACCGGGGAGCCCCAAGTAGCCCCACCGTCCGACGACTTAACGTACTTGACGTCCTTGCCGGCCACCGCCTTGTAGAAGTAGTAATGGACCGAGGCGCTGACCTTGACGGTCTGACGGCCGTCATATGCCACGTTTACGCTAGACGAATCATTTATTACCGTTACGTCCGCCATTAACTCCACTCCCTCAGTCCGGGACTATCTTTGGCGTCCCATATGACTGCGAACTGTATTCGATAGCTTATCTCACTCACGCTTGCTCGTTTGGTGAACTCGAAGCCCATGAATAGACCTTTATAGGTTCGAAATCCATCTCCATCATGTTCAATATCCAGAAGGGGTAAGTTATCGGGAGCCCCGTTATTCCATGTAATACAGGCCTCCTCTATATCTACTATATCTGGATCATGTTCTACGCCGTCTGTAAGTGGATGTGCTGTGTGGTTTTTATCGTCTTGAACCACGCCGTCAAGAGTAATAATAAATCTAATGATTGAAAAATCCAAAGGTAACGCAGAAAACCCGGCAACGTTTACCACGCTTGCTCCATCGGTTATGTCCTTTTGTATTCGAGACACTTTCAACCGAAGTATAAGCTCCTTCGTGGCATCACCGCCAGGCCCGTCTGTTATGGGTGCGTATGGATTTACTCTAATACGTGCGTTTCTAAGTGGGGACGCCATGTTTAGCTCCCCGCAAATCCGGGAATAGCTTTATCACGCATCACTGTTTCAATTTGCCTGCGTACTTCACTCATTATATCTTCAATATTGTCCCCGTTGATTGTAAGATCTATGTTGGGGCGTTCTGCGCGACGCTCTAGAAAGGTCTTCAACTGCTCATTATTAAACTCCAGAATACGTTCAAGGGACCGTAGTGGAATCTGACCCCCACCTAAAGAACCTATCTGTGGTGCTACTTCTCCCGTGTATTCCCCCCGCCCCCGTAATGGAGCTAAACCTATACGGGCTCTCATTTCCGCTTCTTTACGAGGATCTCCGTAAATACTGGGATCTTTTATAACTTCCCAGATCTGTTGAATTACACTTTTCCCAAGTTTTTTCCACAGTTCCCCCCGCTCTCTTGTTTCTCCCGGAGGTTGGTCTCCCCCCAACATGAATTTTGTTGCGGGGGTGGGTCCTTTTTCGAAAGTAGTTTTAGCATCCCTAACGATATCGGCAACTGTTTCTCCTGCGGTTTGAGCTATAGGAATCCACTTAGCCAATTTCTCCAAAACAGGTAGAAGCTGTACCATCAAAGGGGCTAAAAACACGTCTACCATAGCGCCCATCACCGTAGAAAAGGCTCCCAGGGTAGTAGTCATGACCTTACTACCTTTAACCAACGCCGTTATGCCGAGAGCGATTCCTCCCAATTTGGCAATCCCCGCCAATGATTTTCCCATCTTGACTCCAGGTTCTACAGGTATACCCCCTTTACTTGGTCCAGCACCTGCGCTAGGAGGTCCAGACGCCACCAGAGCTTGCCCGAGTTGCTGCTCCATTTCGGCTTTGTCCACCACTAACTTCAGTTCAATTGTATCTACTGCTCCGGTGACCATGACTCCCACTCCGTTTTTTGTTTTTCCGCTTGTTCTAGAACTAACAAGGCATACTCATACACTTCGTGTGCGGGTATACGCTCTAGTTCAGTTAACGTAAACCCGACGCTCTTTAATTGCAATACTATGTTGCGTTGAGAACGTCGTTGGATTCCACTGGGGCGGTCGTCTCGGAGACTTTTTTTGCCTCCTCCAAAGCAGCACCTAATACCGGTCCGGGAACCATGTCTAGCATTTTCCAGAGAACCGAGGAGTCTAACTGTTCCAGATATGTTTTCGTCAGACTTACATTCCCAGGACATTTAACCACAGCATCCAGTAAGACCTTTACGTAGTAGGCATGTATATCGAATACCGCCTCTTTAGTGCCATCATCGTTGGTCTTGGTTATCCAACACTCCTCAACAGCTCCCATATGTTGGCCCCATGTTAGAGCTCGATAGATGAATTTCCACGTCTTTCCTGCGTGCTCAAACTCGTGCTCCCTTTCTCCCGGAGTCCGAAACAGTTCGGTTATATCCTGTCCAATTTCCATTGTCATAAGTTGCTCCTTTCCTTACATAAATGCCCTTATTCTTGATACTACGTTCTCTAGATTATCGTTAATTTCATGCTCCCATACTACTAGGCATGGCCAGTTGTATTTAACAAAATGATTTATTCTCTCTTGAGAATCGTCGTTTCTATGCCAATAGTCTCCGAAGACCTCTAAAACTTTATGCCCCTTGTCCCATATAAAATCTGGATTTTTGCCGACGATCCAAATCTGCCCGTCTCCAACGAATCTCCAGCCTAGTTCATCAATGGATTTAGCCACCTTTTGTTCTAGTCTATTGGGGCTTAAAAACATCCCAGCGTATTTTTCTGGATTTGTTTCCCAAGCTGCCTTCATATACTCGCTATGTGTACGATCCGCCTTCCTACGCGCAGATGAATTTAATCTACTTTCTCTTTTATCTGGGTCCTGCCACATATGTTTCAATCCTTCGCTTACGCGTTGTTGAATTTTCGGATCTATCATATTTTGACGTGCAATTTCACTTAGTTTTGCACGATGTTCCGGCGTTCGTTCATAAGAGGGCAACCCTTTATGAGCCGCGCTGAGATTAGATATCCATTTATCGTAATTACGCGCCCTTGAAACAACTATTTTATGAGAGTGTTCCTCTGTCCTGGGCGGCATAACCCTGCCTATTAAGCCCCCACTAATAGCTTTACTTTGTGAAACTCGATATGTCGGATCTTGCCATAACGCTTTCTGTGCCTTTCTTGTTTTTGCGCGTGTTTCAGCTGATCTAGGGGCGTGTAAACCACACGTACAACTTTGTTTACAGCATTTCGTATTGCATCTACTCCAACACATTTTAAGAATCTTGCCACCAGAGCATTACGCTAGGTAGGTCAAATCTGAGTCTAACAACAATTAGATTTTCTCCTTCCGTTCCTATTACATGAGGTGCAGCTATAAGCACGGCTCCGATATTGGTGGTCGCGGATTGAGCCGTCGTACTGAAGATATCTCCCGACGCCCCGGTTATGTCTGTTTGTACGGGATTAGTCATAGGAGGTGCCTGAATGTAAAAACTTTCTGCCGCCGCTGCATCGGGCCGGAATTGTAGACGTATATCGAAACCTGTTTTGGACGAGAGTCCATCATTGAGGCCCTGGCGCATTAAGTGTTCCCAATACTCCCGGGTTTCCATTACCGCCTCACACTCCAGCGTTACTAGTATGGGACCTTCAATAAACTCGAAGGGAATCTGAGAGATTTTTGTGCCTCCGTCAACGGCTACTGTCGCAATATATCTGCTGTCTTCCAGCTGATTATCTATGACCAGCGAAAAATTGCGAATTCGAGCAAATGTATTAGTTAGTTCAAACAGTGCAATAGTTCCCTCGCTGTACTCCAGAGGCGCTTCTGTTGGGAAGATGGCTGATGGCGTAACGGTGCTTGCACTGTATTTAGGCACGCTCGAGTTGGGTAGAGCTGAGTCGTGACGAAGATCTCGGAATAACACCTCATCGAGGGCTAGACTTACCTTTTCCCCTTGTACCGCTGAGAGCGTGGCTCGATTTACCTTGCCGCCTAGATAGTTGACTGTCAGATTAGAGCCAACGCTACCCGCGCCATGATTAAAGGCGTTTCTGTGCTGAACGGCCCATGTCATGCTTTTAAGTCTCTGCGTTGGTACCGTAAGTTTGTTCCCAGTTGAAGTCCCTACGCTTACGGTCTTACGAATTTCATAGTCGTCCCCGACGGTAGGCTGAGGTCCATTCCATCCTTTGGTACCCGAACGTGCGGGCGTAGGATACACAGTTACCTCGGCTATTCCACTTCCGACGGTCGAGTCAATGTATCCAATGGAGATTCCGCTAAATACCGCGTGATTACTACTCTTAACATCTAGGTCTCCAGCGCTGAAGTCCTCTCCAGAGTCCGTCATGGTGGTTGTCGTTACCCCTGTGATAACTCCCGGGTTCGTGCCAGCCAACGTTACTATGGTATCGGAATGCTCGCCGAGACACATCGACAATATTTCCCTACTATCGTTGAACAACAGATAAATCTGAGAGATTGATCCTCTAAACGTCTGAGCGCCTTCGTGTATGTCCTTTCGAGCGCGACCTTCACGACCCACACCAAAGAAGGCATCCCAGGCGTACTCTACATCTGGAAGTTCGATGCCGCTTTTGATGATGCCCATAGAGGTATTGATGGTGCTTTCTGCCTGTCCCTCTACGGACTCTTCTTCAAAGGCAAACTTAACTTGGTCTGTACGAAATAACCCTGTTCCTGCCATTGTCTTAAACCCCCGCTATGTTCCTGAGCCGCCTGCTTCGGCTATCTCGAAATTGTTGAATCTCACTGTCGTATCATTATTAGAGTACAGGCCATGACCCGTACTGCTCACCAGGAAAGAGTCGGGCCTTGTGAACACCAGACATCCGTTTATAGCACATACGATTCCCGAATTATATAGATCCACCGATAACTGTACCGTATTGCCGTCCGTCCATTCTAACTCTGCTGTGGAAGTCATACGCTGTTCGGCCACTTGGGTATCTGTGCCTCCACTTCTCTGAATAAGTCGAACGTAATGTACACTGGCGCTTTCCACTAATACCAGTCTCCAGAATGTATCGTTGGCAGATCGTCGAAACATTAAACCCGCATCCATGCTGGCCGCTGTCACTAAGTCTACCACCAGACGATTGTTGGCCTTGGTAGTTACTCCGGTATATCGAGCTATAGCGTTGGCTGTAGCCGATTGCAAATTGGCCAGATTGCTAGATATACCCCAGGTTCCGACATCGGCGGTCCAGTTAGCCCCCAGCGTCGCCGCATTGGACCTATCAAAGTCATCAAATGCAACTCTTTCGGAGGGCAGCGCAATCCCATCATTTTCTAACATGAATCGTAAGGTTCCCTTAAACCTAAGAGAACCACTCTCCTCGTACTCCTCACGGAAACTCGCATATCTCATCAACTGCCAGTTCGAAAGCGAGTGCTTGTTTGCGAACAGAATTCTCCGAAGCTCTCCCTTGACGTCGTGTAGATACTGCCTGTTTATGCCCCCTGCTACTGCTATAGGCCGTCGTGTCCAAATAGTGAGAACTATAGGGATCCGCTGTTTCACGTATTCGTACGCGTAGCCAGCTTGGTCCTCAGCGAAGTCTTCCATGTGTATGTTAACGTAAGCCTGTCCGTCGGTAAGATCGATTGCTGGTTCCAGTCGTGCTACGTCAGATGTTGCGAATATAGGGACTGGAATCTCACTGTTAGTCTTAGCATCCCAGCTATTCTCGAACAACGTTTGCAGATCATCTATGTCTATAGGCTCTGCTACATATGCCGCCATTTATGCCACTCTCAATTTCCTGTACGTGTCCTTGAATTCGGTTACGTCTCGGGACCAGTTGTCTACCTTAGTTTGCAAGTCCACCGTATCCAGTCCCAGGGGAATTAACGGTGCGAAATCCAAATCTGTCACAATATCAATACAAGCCTGTTTTGCCACAATACGTCTCACATGCTGCCCTAATGGATGCTTTCGTTGATCATAGCCCCACGAATAGTTCACTCGTACCGCCCGCTTGAAACTGCCTTGCTCTCTGCGTAGCGTATAGCTCCGTCTAAAGTTGGGAGGCATGGCGTCTAGAAACACTGTAGCCACATAGAGCATACCCATCTCATTGTCGATCAGGAAGTCTTTATCTCGTCCGTCAGTTTTCACGTCGAAGGAGCCTCCATTCCATACGGCCAGTTCATACATATCTATTATAGGTTCATATCTGGTTTTCATGCCGTACATCTTAAACTGTATAGCTTCGTTTTCAATAAACTCGACTCTCCATGACTTACCCATCAGATACACTAGATTGTCCTCAGCGCCGCGTAGGTAATCTTCTACGGTAAACAATGAGGGTGTTGTACTGGAGCTAAATGCCGTGGTCAACTGTAGCTGGTTTTGTACGTCCGCGGCTGAAGCATAGCTGGCATAGGGCCGACACAGAACGCTCTCAACCGTAGCAGCAGTAGCTACACTTGCCGCGCCTACACGGACCCAGTATCTTGCTGTACTGTCGGGTACAGATGAAGCCGTATGTGGGGAGGATGTAGTTAACGCAAAAGATGCCCAAGCTGTATCTATGGTCGACCCATTTACATCCCACAACATATAGCCCGACGTATTGTCAAATAGTCTATACGTACGGGTTGGAACAAACTGTATCCAACTATCGGCAGTAGCCCCATAGTCCCATGTAAGAGCTCCGTATGATCCCGACGAGTTCAATACGAACATCAACGCGTCGATGCGACGAGAAAACCCAAAATAACGCTTATCAGCAGTTTCCCCCAATAACTCGAAGGTCGTGCCACCGTCACTTTGTGCTTCTATTGTATTATCTGTAAAATCCGAGGCGCTATCGTCATAAAGCCAAACCGCTGTTAAAGGTACTCCGATGGGCATCATATCACCATAGGTAGGGGTAATTGAAATTCACGAGATCGTCGTGTTGCCTTTATCCCATAATTATCTGTTTGTCTATGACACTTTCGACATACTGTTCGTCCGTTGTTAGTCGTATAGATTAAACTTGGATTTTGCCATTTAGATATTATATGGTCGGCTTGTAACTGGCCCCCGTATTGACCACATATTTGACATGTGAAGTTATCTCGTTTAAATACAATGTTACGCCAGATCTTAATAGCCCAGTTTTCAAGGGGCGAGGCACCTTTATAATTTCCATTTTCGGCCCCTCTTGGTACATACTTTTTCTTCCCCTCACTCAATGCTATATCTCTCAGCCGTTCTTGTTCGTGCTTTCGTTCAATCACTATAGAACTGTGCAAACCTTTATTCCACGCCGTACTCCCCCTTTTCCTTCCTCCTCGGCCATCATGTTTACTGCATATACAGCCTTCAGAGCATTTATGTCCCCCGGTATGACCCGCAGCATTACGATTTCCTATTTTGGCCGTAGCTAGATTTTGACGATGTTCAATGGACAGAGTTTTTCCTTTATTCCAAGGTATTTGTCCTTGAATAAAAACCATCTAGCTATCCCCCACGAATATCTTGACTACGAACGCTGCAAGCCCGAGAAAAACGGTAAAGATCCCCGCGGCCATCCTCCGCAGCATGGACACGTCGCGCCTTTGTTCCGCCGCTCCGATCTCCAGGGCGGTGACGCGCCCGGGCAGCCCCTTGGTCCGCTCGTCTATGCGGGCCACCGTGCTGTGCACCTCTACCAGCAGGTCGTGGTCGGTCTTGTGTTCATTCATGTTTCACCAACTTGTTAATTCCAGCCCTCGTTTTCCAGATCCTGGTTAATCTGAGCATCTGCTATGGCGTTCGCCTTTGACGACTCGTATTGCTTGACCCGCGCCACTATCTGACGCCTCACCCAAACCTGTATCTGGGCAGCCGTGGCGTCGGAACCGTCCTTGTTCAAAAACGCGAATGCTGGCGCTATCCGCTGCGACTGAGTCGGAGTTAGCGTCACTGTAAGATTCGGCATTTTAGTCTCCCTCCGTAAGCATTTTCATTCGGCTTTCAAGGAGCCGTACCCTTTCCTCAGATGCCAGCGCTCGTTTCTCCGACTCTCGAAATCTACCGTATAGCTGATTGAGCGCCCCATTATGCAACTGTTGAAGCCCGGTAACGTTTATCAGTCCCCCTTCCGCAAGAGGCGCTCCCAATATACCCGCGTCCACGAGGTCTTCCTCGTTGTACTTTAGGTAGTCGTCGAACTCCGACCTTATAAGTCCCTTGACACCCGCATTGGACCGCGCGATGTCCACCGCCCTCACCATCTGCAAGTCGTCCGCCTCGTCGTATACCGTCACCGCGGCCGTGGTCGTACCCGCGTTCGCGTACAGGTTGCCGGCCCCGTCTACTATGAACTCGGCGACGCCCAGGTTAGCCACAACAAAAGCATTACCGCCGGCGGCGACCGCCGCAATACCCGTGCTGCCATCCGTAATCGCGCTCTGGATATGGACCACCCCTATACCCGCGGTTGTTTGATTTGTGTCTGCTGCTTCCCCCAGTCTGCCAATAAAATTTAGCGCAAACCCGGCGACCCCGTCCGCGTCCTTGAACCCGGCAATCGTCAAGCCTCCTGAAGTACCCTCCGCCTTCAGGATGTACCCGAAGGTGTCGTCCTCTGCTACGGCGGTCATCGGGTGGCTCACGTCGCTGCTTTTGAAAGTCAGTATATGGTCGTCGTTTGCGCTCTGGTTTATGGTAATCCCAATGGACATCATCGTGTTTGTGTCTTCGTTCAGGAACAATATCCCGTCGCTTATCTTTGTGTTTCCGCTCCCCACGGCCTGCGGATTTATCACTAGATTCGTGCCGTCGTAGGTGAAAGTCGCGTCCCCCGCGTCGCCGAAAAACGAGCTTTGGTCGTCCCCCAGCCTGAATGTCTCTACTGCTAGCCTGCCCATTACTCTAACACCTCCGTGATAACGTTAAAGGGGATCGCCCGCGCAGCGCCCTCGTCCGCACTCTCCTGATACGTAAGCTTCCAGCTCTGATTGGTCGTAAACTGGTAGTCGAACGCCTGCTCGGCGCCAGCCACCACGAACACGGTTTCGTCATAGATTACATAGGTAGATCCGTCCACCTTCATGTGCAGGCGAACGGTGCCGTTCAGCGTCATCGTCGTCAGATCGAAGTTTACGGTGATCCTGCGCCTCGTGACCGCCGTGTCCTCCACCACCGTCTGCTCACCGCCCGCGTCGAGGTAGGAGAACGGCCCGGCGGTCTCCGCCGAGTCCACCAGGTTATGGACCAGCGCCAGGTCCGCGGCTATGTTGTCGGTACCCAGTCCCCCGCCGGCGTCCACGTAAGCCGCCCCCAGGACGTCATACAGGGACTTGCCGATGGCCAGCCTGGTACCGCTGCTGTTGCGGCCCGTCAGGTACTCCACCATCGGGTTGCCGTTGTTGAACTCGCTGGACTGGTTGCCGAAGATCTCGGTCTTCACGTCCCCGATGTCGCCCGCCAAGGTTATGGACAGACCCGTCGTCGTGGACTGAACGGCCAACTCCAGCAACAAGGAGAAAACCCCCTGCCCCAGCACGTTGAGTGCGTTGAAGGAGAAAGCACAGCCGTAAAAATACCGGTTACCGGAAATCTCCACGCCGTCCACGCCCACGCCCGCGCCACCGTCGGGCTGGCGTTTGTAGAGCAGCCCAATTAGCACGTCGGTGTTGGCGTCCGACGTCTCGAAGACGTGGAAGGTCTCGGTGACGTCCGCGTCGCTCATGTCCAAAGTATTGAACGTGGTCCCGGCGTCTGCCACCGTATTAGCTCCTACGGCCAAACCGGTGAACCCGTGGGCCCCGATCCCCAGTACCGTCGCCTTTACCTCGGGTATGCCGTTCGCCACGGTCTTGGCCGCGGCGTCACCACCGTCGGTGCCCATCTGCAAGAACGTAGCCGCCGTAGCGTCTACGCACAATACGTCGCCCTGGAACAACAATACATGCGCGAGGTTGGACGTGGTCCAAACCGTGCCGTTGTCCGTTCCGCACACGACCACGTTGTACTCCGGGAAATTGGGAAAATCCGGCGCGTCCGCCTGGGTGATCGTATGCACCGAGCCCAATTTCTGCATGGCCGCTAGCAGCGCGGCGTTGTGCGCGTTTATAGACCCAACCGCCTCGGGTATGATGAACAGGAAATGAACGGTCTGGTGCGTCCCGTCGAGGTCCCCCAGCACGGATGCCCCGTCGTCAAAGCCGAAGGTATGCGCGGCCGATCCGTCGGCGCCCAGCGCGTCCACCAGGGACTTGCCCGCGCCCAGGGAGGCGCCCGCGGCCGCGTTCAAGGTGCCGTCGACCACCCTCTGGGCCACGGCGTTTATGTCGTTTACAAGGGCCTTCATATAGGCCATAAGCGACGACACCGTATCCACCGTCACGACCTCGCCATCCGCCTTGTTGCCCACCACGTCGCTCATCACAACATTGTCGTTGACGTCCGCCACGGGGACGTCGTGGAAGGCGTCGATCGTATCGATCTTGGACTCTATGCCCACTTCCTGGGACACCCGAAAGCTCTTGCGTATCACGGGCAGTTCGGACGTGCTTGCGCCCACGGTGGCTGTGATGCCAGTGAACTCTATGTACCCCAGATCGCCGTCCACCCAGTTGCCGCCGGCCGAGAAATCCACCACGGCCGATATGACGCCCGTGGCCTCGGTCGAGGCGGTGGACGATATGATTTCGGTGTCCGAACCGGCCCGTACCCTGTGCACGGTAAACGTGCCCGGCACGGTCTCCCCGTCCGTGAGTATATTCCCGCCGAAGTTCACCAGGTACACGGCGTAGCGCACGGCGGAGTCGTCCGGCTGCACGAGCACGTTGCCCACCGGTCCCAAGGGGAACACCACCTCGTTGACGGCGCCGCCGACCAACGAATTCAATATGCCCTTCACGTACGCCATGAGCGACGTCGAGGTATCCACGGCTGCAACCGCAGCATCAGATTTATTGCCGACTACCTCTTTAGATAGAACGTTGTTACTTGAATCCGCTGCGGGAACCTTCTCATCGCCGGGGTGTATGCCACCGCTTCCAATTGCCATTGTTTTTACCTCTTAGAGTCCGAAAACCCACCAACGAAGTTTTGGAGTCTCTGGGTTAGTAACGTTTATAAAACTTATTCGAGCTACGGCACGTATGTTGTCTTCGACCATAGATTCCCCTGCGTCTAGCCGTACCGTATGACTTCCCGACGAGGCATCTCCATCGATTCGAATATATACGTCCAAATCTGTAATTATTCTAATCTTACGGATTTCCTCAGCCCGAGAGCTTTGATGGCCTACACCTTTATCCACCGTATAGGCTTCACCCGTCTGCCAGTCATCGCTAGTTCCCCCAGACAAGACGCCCGTTATCGTAGTGGAGGTAACAGCGGTAATCGTTGCACTAGAGCCATCCGGAGTATTGTTAACCGTATCTCCGACCTCTACCCCCTTATCCAGGAAGTCCCCTGCCGAGTCCGTCAAAACCGCTGCACCGGCTCCACCGGTATGCGTCCCCGTTGCAAATGCCGACAAGTTCTCGAACCGCCGTAGGGCACTTACCTTTACTAGCGTTTCATCTACATCAGTAGTAGCTAGGGTGGTTTCATCCCCAATGAAAAAGGGTAGCGTGGTAACGGAGTCCTTTACGTGTCTCGGATAATCTATCTGATCGGGATTTCTAATTCCTGGTAATGACATCTACTTCACCTCAACGAGGGAATCGTCCTCATCTCATTTGTCTAGCTTGTTTAGTATAGCCGATACTCCTTTGAGAATACTCGGTCCCTTGGACATGCGATTTATCGGACCATTCATTATTGACGCCACCACTCCGTGCAGCTTCTCCCAACGCCCCGGATGATGGGGATCTCTCGCCATTTCACTCCAGGCAACTTTAAGTGCTTGTTTGCCCGCAGGATCCTCTACGGTTGGATATAACTGATATACCGCGTCTTTAACAGCGGATATATCTCCCCCTTCTTTCAGGTCTCCTATGGCGCTTAGGGTGTTGCGCTCGTGCTCAAATCGCTGTGGTTTAACTGTGGGCGCTTGTCCTGCTGAACCGCTGGGTTTCGTCCATCGATGACTTTGTGTATCCCACTGCAATCCGGGCCTAGGCGGAGGGCCTGGAGGTCCCTGCTTTACCAGTAGTTTACTCACGCCGTTTAATATTGCTTGTCCATTCATTTTCTTCTCCACCTTGGCCTTAATCGAACCACAGTAACTCTCCGGACTATCTTTATCCTGATTCTTACTTACGCAATCTGCGAAATTGCGATATGATCCCACGGGCATTTTCGCTTACCTCATATAACAAAACCCCACTACCAGATTAGCGGCAATGGGGTCTAAAAAGATCTCCCTGTTACACGTCTAACCTGGGGTTCCAACGTATCCGATGTGTTATCTATCTAATGGGGATTGATTCGTCGCCCTCGTAATCCTCTTGGACGTCCTCAATAAACCTCTCGTATAGTGCCAAATGGATAAGCTCCAAACTTTCGGAGACATCTAGAACTTCAAACGCCTTGAGGATAATATCCCGCACGACTGGTCCCAATTCAATTTTCTTAGGTCCTGCCTCTGCTTCGGCCTTGTCATCCCAACGATAAGAGTTTTCCTCTACTCCTAAACTCAGGTTTTCATGTTCCGCCTCGTTAAATCCCAATTCCTCACGAGCCTGTCTAATCAATCTAAGAGTTATCAAATTTCCCTGACTAGGCATGATGCTCAACAGCATCAATCGTTCTTTTACGCTAAACTTCATGAAACACTTCCTTCCTATCTTATGGGTGTCGGCTCGTTCCTATTTTCACCGTCATCCTGCGTGTTTTCTATGAAGCGCTCATAGAGGTCTAGCGCTTCCAGTCCTAGCTGCTTGTTCGAGTCCAGCTCGTGAAACCGCTCCTCCACCAGCGCGTGAATCCGGCTCCCCACCCTGATCGTCTTGAGCCCGGCTGTGGCCTCCGCGTCGTCGTCCCAGGACACGCCCTGCCCCTCGGGCCCGGGGCGCAAGTTAAGGCTCCTCTGCTCCTCTTCAGAAAAGCCGAGGTCCTCCCTAAACTCGCGGATCAGCTTCAACGAATACACGTCCCCCTGCTGCGGAAGCAGGTTCAGCATAACCACGCGGTCCAGGGTGCTGAACTCCATCTCTCGATTAAGTGTGTCTTTACCCATGTCGTTTCTCCTTAAACGTCCGTCTCCACGATATTCACCCAGACCCGAATAGTCCACTTTTTACCTACCGGCACCTGAGCATTCAGCATCTCAACGCCAGCTGGCGTAGTCTCTATTTTGAGAAACTGGCCGGCAGCGAGCAGTTCTGAGGCTGCACCTCTAAAATCCGTTCGGTTGGTCTTTTCTTCATTTAGCAGAACAGTACCCATATAAACCCTCTCCTAGCTCACTATTACTGGATAAGCATACAAGTACAGGACGTTCCCGCCGACAATAACCCTAATCGACGCGTCTGGCTCGGCGGCCGACTGACCGCTAAAGCTGGCGTTATAGGCGCAGAATCCCTCGATGTTGAGCTTGAGGAAGTTGGTTATCGTGCCCGGCTGGTTTACGTATATGGCGTTGGTGATCGTCTGTGCGCTATTGCACTCGATGTAGATTGACTGCGTCAGCGTCCCGCCGCGGTGGCTCAGGAAGAGCGCTGCGTCCTTTCCGGCTCCCGAACCCGTGGTTACAACGACAATGCCCCAGAGGTTTCCGGTGACCGTGCTCGACCCAGAGTTCATGGTCAGGCCCATCACCGCTGCCTCGCCACCTACCGTAACGGCCCCGGTAAAGTCGACCTGGCCCTGGTAGACGTACGCGTCCTGAAGGTTTACGCCGACAGACACGTTCCAGTCCGAGCACTTCAGCCGGATGTTCGCCATCGCCTGTGTGTCGTGGGTGATCAGCTTGTAGCTGCCGTTTATCGTGCTCGAGTTGCCCGGGTTCACTCCGATGATGTTCAGGTTCAACTGAAGCGGATCAAGGTTCTGGTCGCTCCCAGCACCAATCGTAACGTCCTTCTCGGTGACCCTCGTTCCAACGCTGAAGGCGCGGTCGGTACGGGTTGAGTCGGGAACCAGCAAAGTCTGGGTAACAACCTCACCCGCTGTAAGATCAATGCCGCCCGCCACGATTACAAATGCATTTCCTGCAATGCCGTCTAAGCCTGTATATGTTGCCAAAATTGTCCTCCCCTAGGCAAACACCCTAGGTCTCATTTTTGAAAGGCTGAGAGTACCTTACTTAATGTAGCCTCTACATCTTCTACTTCATGTTCCCATATAATCACACTTTCATAGCCGTATAAGCTGAATTCCTCTTGTCGTTCCTGAACGTTTTCTGGATTTTTACCCTTGTTGAGGAAACATGTAGGACAACTGTGCCAATAACAACCATAAAGATCTACAACTCGAGTATTGCCATTCCAGAAATCCGGTCTCTTTCCATTTATGATAAGACTGTGTTTTCCCGACCCGCTATATCTAAATCCGAGAGGTTCAATAATTTTCAATAACTTGCCCTCGGGGATATTAATCTGGGTCGTACGGGTCATTCGTTTAACAAGTTCGGGATCACACCAAATAGCTTTTGAATGCTCGCGTGTTTTACGACGTTGCTCTTCAGTTCCGCGTCCCGCCCGTATCTTAGCGCTAATCTCAGCATTTCGTTCAGGATCCGCCCAACGTGCCAACTTTTCAGATCTACCGCCCGGATTGGGAGATGCCTTTAAAGCCTTCTTTTGTTGTTCCGCAAACACGGGATCTCGCCAGTTAGCTTTCATAGACTCGGAGATACTGTTCCGCTTGGCATGTATACCCTCAATACGTTTCCGCCGTATCTCTGGGTCTTGCCACTGCTTGCGAGAAGCCTCACTAATCTTCCGTCTACGTTCCGCTTCGCTCACTTAGCTATGTTCCCTTCTCCCCGCTAAACACGCGGGCCCCAATATAGCGCGGGGATCGCTACTATTCTGATTCGTTGGGATTGCGATCCGTCCAGACAACCTTTGAGCCGTCCTTCAGAATAACCGCCTCTGCCCGTTTCAACTGCTCTGGGAATTCCAGCATTCTGGATAACGCTACTAGACAGGTGTGATACGCGATTTCATCGTTTCCAAACAACTCTACGCGCTTTATGTCGTTGGTCCACTGTCGTGTTCCCGGTACTCTAAACTTCTTGTTGGAGTGGATGGGTGGATCGAACTCAAACACAAAGCGATATTTGATAGAATTTTCCCCGGTTAGAACTCCGTAAGCATTTCGTTCAACTTGGCGACCTTCGCCATCCGAGTATCCCTCGACCATCTCGGGTTCGCTTTCCTTAACGGTCTCGGTTTCTGCTATCAGCTTGGCCAAATCTTCTACAATCTCGCCTCTGTCTTCTATTCGTTCGCTATTAGACATTGCTAGGTCTCCTTTCGCTTAATAGGTCCTGAAGTCACTATCTCCGCTAAATACATCGGGCATCCACCCTAAATATACGCCCCAGTCAGCGCTCTCCGTAGACGCCGTCGCACGCAGCATCACGGCGTATACGCTGTCGTCCTTACGAAGTCCGTTTATAGCCAGTGTCAACGTTATGTTCTCGAAGATCTCAGTGGTCTGCGTGTCAACGGCCACCGCTGCGGCTAGCGCCGTCAGGGTACCCGCTCTATTGCGGCTAATGGTAAGGTCTGCATCTGCGTCTGGGAGGTCCACTGACATTACCCGCAGGAAGCGAATTATAACGTCTACCTCGCAGTCTAGGACGTGGTGATTGCTTGAAACAGCTCCCGCGGCGCTAGACGGCTCCCAATGGGAGGCTACCGCTTGCCTAAGAACCTCGGCACCTTTACCGTGATCATCAGAGACGGTTTGGGCAGTTGTATACCTTTCTTTTACTGTGTGGTCTGCCATGACTTACGCTCCGAGCTTTCGCTCTACCCTCTGCGTTCCCGCGAGTTGCTGGGTAGCTTATTTAACTCTCAGGTCTAAATTGTTGGGGTATGGTTTAGGGTGTCAAAACGACCCGCGATTCCATACCATTTCTGCATCCAATCTGTTAGCTCTTCGGGATTCTCTCTATTTGCTTGTTCATTTTCCACCACCGTGGGTAAGTCTCCAAGAAGAATTCTGGCGGCGTTGAGTTCCGCAAACGAGAGAGTCGTGTTCACCAGTTTTGGTTCCTTTTTATTGATCCAACCCTTCTGTCCGAACTCGCCGTAGTCTACCTCGTAGGGCTTGTTGAACCTATACCATTGACGTAGGAACCATCCTTTAACTGTCTTCATGAATTACTCCTTTACATCGTTAGGATAACACTCATTACATGCGCCGTCAGGCCCAGTACAATTACAGGTTTGTCGTAGCTTGAAAACTATGCTGCCATCACCAGATCCCCCTGAAACTAGATCATAGCCTTCTTCATCCATGTTGGTTAATACAGCTTCTAGGTCTGTAGCATTGGATACATACGCAGGCGCTTCGCTATCTCTAGTCCAGTCAATGTCAAATCGTTTACGTAGTGCGTACACAGTACCTGCAATGAACTTCTGTTTGCTCATCGTTGCTCCTTTCTAGCTAACTCTATTGGCCACAGCTCTCTGCGATGTCCACCCTGGTGGCACTTACTGCAAAGGGTTACAACGTGGCTCTCATCTCTACAGGTGGCGTCATAACAGAGGTGGTGTACCTCTAGACGCTTTCCCGGCTTGTCGCATGCTAGTACACACTTGTTACCGTCGCGCTCTAGGATGCTGTTTCTTAACGGTATCCAATCGTTACCGTAGGGGTCGCCTGTGTGCGGCCAGTCCACACGTAACTTGAACTTATTGGTTGTCTTAGCCTGACAGCTTGTACTACAGTATCTAACTCTCGCCAGTGACGGCGGGGTGTCAACTACGTTAATGCAGCCATCGGCTAAACACTCGCGAATTATATGCTCCTTGCGATTCCAGGCCGGTTTGCCTGTCGGGAAATGTAACCCAACCTTTCTCCCCCGCTTCTTCTGCCCGGGCTTTCCCCCAAGAGCTTCTCTTTGTTTCTCGGCCCATTCGGGATCTTCCCATTTATCCGCCATATAGTCGGTGGATTTACCCTTGTTCCACGGCATGTGGCCTCTATCATATCTATGGGGTGGCGTATGCCTTCCATTAGTACAGCCGTTTTCAACGCCTACGCAATCGTGCTTTATACTCTTGCGATTTTCAACCTTCCAGGTTTTACCTTTCGTTCCCATTGTACTCCCTTCCACTCAAGTTATTACTTACATTATACCCCAAAGAGAAGGATCAACGAACGTTAGGAAAATTGCCTTAATGCCTGCGAGCAAATCAATGGTTAATTTAGGACGTATTAGCGGGGGCTAAATGTGTCGCACCACCCAGCCCCTTTAGCTATTTAGGATAGTTTAGGTTAAGTTAACACCATCGCTGAGATCTGTTACTTTTCCTTGAGCTCTAAAGTTATAACAACGTAAGTTAGCGCTCGTTAAGAAAATTGCTTTAATCCCAAGCATATTATTATGTATATAGTCTCTCGACTCTAGATACTGCGTGGTAAACAGGACTGGTACCTCCAGATACCTTGTGTCCAGCACTAGGAAGTCCGTGCCCCGTATGCCATCGTCTCCGGCCGCCAACGTCCACACAGGTGGGGTATCTACGTCCGTGAACAGAGGAATCTTCTTGTAGGTGCTTACCTCGAAGCCGGTTTCGTATCCAGGAAGGGTAGCCTCGCCGCCCATCTTCACCTGGAACTTGCCCTCGCTCATAAAGTGCTGGTTGGCTTGCAGGATCGTACCTAGACGAACCTCCTGCTCAACGCCAGTTACAAACAGGTCGGGCTCAAAGCCGTTCTGTCGAATGTTTTGCACCACTCGGTCGATCTGGGACGTGGCCAGATGCCTCAGGGTTCCACTGTTGCCGTTGATGTTGCCCGCGGCATTCCATCCACCAGCAGTCCTGGCCCCGAAGGTCAAGCTACCGTACAGCGGACCATTGGAAATAGCTACGCCGTTAACGGTCCTACCGTCCTGGTTGATTACATCGTCAATGCTCCACATACCCCCGCGACTGCGGGTATAGATTACGGCATCTGCATCTGGATCTCCGCCGGAGGTAGCGGTTGCCGTAATGGTATCACCTGAAATGGAGGTTACCGTGGTGAAAATACCCGTGGCCTCGTTAGCCCCCGAGTTGGCCGTGGAGTGAAAAACGTCTCCGATTCCGATATACGCTCCACCACCAGTGCCCACATCGAAGGAAGCAGCACCGTTGTCCGTGATTACCCGTTGGGCGGCTGGATAAAGGAGTTGCTGGTTGAGGTTCTTCAGATGGTCGACTTCGGAAGACTCCTGCTCAACTGCCAACGCGTCCCCAAGACCGCCCTCAAGGGTAGCGAGGAACTGGGCTAGAGCGGAGACGCCCATGGAGGTTACTATAAACGAAGGCTGTACCTGAACCGTTTGCAGGTCCGGGGAGTCAATCGTAGGAAGTGCTGAGGTTTCACCCACGCCCTGGGTAGAGGCGTTTCGTCCGGAACGGATCCTCCAACCTGTAGTAGGGCCCCAGGCCACCTTCCTCAACAGATTGAAAAATCGGGTTTGGCTGTTCAGGGAATCCCACACCTTAGCACCGAAGGTGTTGGTGAAGAAGTCCGACTGAACTAGCGTGTCGCCCGCGCCAGTGATATCCTTACGCAAGAGAGCGCCAGGACCAAAGTATCCGTACTGGGCGGTGCGTTGACTGCCCGGTGTAGTCGCCAGCCAATCTGCCAGAGTTGCTGGCTGAAAGCCTATGCTCTTACTCGTGTTGGCGGCATAGGAACCTGTGTTGTACAAACTGTCCTGAGTCATAATCTCATATACCTCTCTTGTGTTCTCGTTTATTTAGAAAATTCGGTCGGAGAGATCCCCAACCTGCGTCCTAAATCGATTAAGTTCCTTAAATGACTTGCCCTTTGCAGCTTCCTGCATCTCACGGGTCAACTGAGGCTGGGCCCCGTTAGGGATCCGAGTCTCACCGCCGCTAGCAGGAACAACACCCTTGGCAATAACCTGAGAGCCAGACAAACCCTCAACTACCTTGGACAGCTTGGCAATCTGCTTCAGCATTGCGCTGTAGGACATTCCGCCAGGTCCAAAAGTCTCTTCGTCCTTGTCTCCGGCTTGGTCGCCAGCGGGAGAGGGTTCATTGCCCTCGATTGCAGTGTCCTTCTCGTCCCACTTAGAGTCTTCCTCCGAAGAGGCCTGCTCGGCAGCATCGGCGTAACCCTTCTTAGTTCTAAAGCTCTTACGCATCCGGGCGAGATACATGTCCTCGTCCTCGTTGTCATAGGGCATCATGTCGTCATTACCATTGATGGCGTCCATATCGCTATTGGGACCGTTCTTCTCGATGTCGGGCAAATCCTCTTCCTCTCGGGGCATATCCTCCGGGTAATCCGCTTCCTTGTAGACATCCTTTGCCATGTTCAGGACGTGGCCTGTAAGCTGTCGCAACGAATCGTGGACAGTTTCCAGCGTAATGGTTTTCTCGTTCTCAGGCATTGGTTTCCTCCATACCCCGTCCAGAGGGGCTATTTATAATCTGTAGTTATATATTACTATCTATTTGGTTATACGTAAATACGTAAAACACGGTTTTTACCGCGTTGGTTGCTGTTCCTCCCCGCTTTCGTCAACACGCACGATAGCCAAGCCCCATTTACTGCTTCCAAACGTCAGCAGCCAAATGCTGATTACGTTACGAACCTTCACCTTGCTCATCCACTGGTCTGTGAATCCCCACTTGATCACTGTTAACCTCCGGTTATTATATCGATAACCTAAACTGTATTGCTATTGGTTGCTAGATGTAGTAATATGAGTATGTAAGGAAAATACAAGGGAGTTACACAGATGAAAATCAATTACTACAAACGAGTGCGGGCCAGTAGGGCGGGTTGCTTGATGTCAACGGTATGTTCGTACTGTTATGTAAGTGGCAAGCGTATCGCCTTCTTCGGAGAATCCCCTAATGGGGGAGTAGTCAACGGGCCTCGTGAAATCGACCGCGAGTTTGGAAAGCGAATCTGGAAGGCTGCGCAGAAGCACCTACGCACCGAACATAACAAAGAAATGGTTAAAAACCGTCTTGGTAGCTGGATAGTTACCAAGACCAAACCCCAATCAGATATGGGAGTAGAACATGAAGTCGACGAGTTTGGAGCGTAATATGGATAACAAACTGAAAAACACCTTCTTCGCCTTCCTAGGCTCAATGGGCATGTTCGCCCTACTGATTCAATGCGGAACGTAGTGCTACGGAGCATCGAGGTCCTTACTCACCTAATGGTCCTCGAACTCCTAATCATTTTGGGGTTTGACATGATACAACGACTGGTTCTAATGTCCGCCTATCCCCTGTTCACGTTTTTCCAGGCGGCACCCGAAGGGGTATACGTGGTACTACTCCTGGGCTCTGCGGTATTCCTGGGTCTCATGCGAATCGCTCTAAGGGGAGTATCATTCCGATGAAACGTGTATGCGCCTGGTGCAACAAGGACATGGGCGTAAAGGAGCCCCTAGACAACAAGGGAGAAACCCACGGCATATGTCCGCCGTGCAAGGAAAAGTTCACCAAAGGAGTTAGAAAATGAGCAATGACACGTTTAATAGAAACAGAAAATTCCTGTGCTCTCTGTGCGGAGTTAGTTACACACAAGACGAGGGCCACGACTATCGTCAATGTGTCACTCGACTCGAGGACCGGATCGCCAACTCCAAGGAAATCATCGAGCGCTCGGAGTACAGTCTCATAAAGGCGCTTGAACATCTGGAGAAGCAGAAGAATGGCATCAAGGGCTTTGCATTCCCGCCAGATATCAGTACCCGCGGATGGCGAAAAGCGCAAGCGCGGGGCAACGACAGTTATCCACTTTAGATCATCGACAGCCCTTATCATATTACGGGGCTTGCATTTCTGGGCCCCTATGTATCTAAGCATAGGGGCCTTTTCTTTGCCCTCCGTGTCACCTAGTCGTTCTGACTCGACTCTGCTTACGTTGGATAAGGGGCAATCCAAAGTATGTTCCGGCCTTCAGAGCCTTGGCAATGATATCGAACTTGGCATCTTGATTTACCCCCTCTTCGCATAGAGTTATCTCAAGTAGCTGAAGTTGGCCTATATCAAAAAAACATTTATCTCCCTCACATATCCACTGTGGATTAGAGGCATTGCCACTAATACTGAAACTCTTCAATTTACCCGATTCTATATCGTCTATGACCTGCTTACAAACTTCCGGCGCAGCTTCGTCTGTGCGGACCTCGGCAATTACAAATAACCCCACGTCATCTACCTTGGTCTTATATATTTTACCGTCGGGGGCCGTAAACTCGGGTAAAATTTTACCTACCGTTACATTGGTATTGTGATACACTATTCCGTTGCCCACATAGGAATGATCCTCATCGATATTGAGACAATAGGTCCACCCCTTATATAGAACACGTTGGACATCAAGAATCTTTACTCCGTTGGCCAAAACCATCTCACGAATCAACTTATCGTCGGATCGAGTTTTCTTAGAATGGCACGATGGACAAAGAGCCTGTAAATTCTCCAGTCTATCGTCGCTTTTAACATTGTTTATGTGGTCGACATGTAGTCCAGAATGATAGTTGTTATTTTGTAGTACCTCTCCATTTGTAATTCCACAACGTACACATGCATGGCCATCACGCTTCAATATCTCTCGACGAGTTTTATAAAAACTCCAATTATACTCTCCACCGCTACGGCCACCACGCCAATTGGGGTGTTTCTCTCCCCGCCATTGTTTATGTTTCTCACTCTTAGCGGCCGCTTTTTCCTCCCCATATACCTCGGCCCACGTCTTTCCACGACGTTGCTCAGCGGTAATTCGTGCTGCTTCTCCCGACGTAACTTTATTTGGCCCCGGCTTCCACCAATGTTTTCGACCCACATGGGCTTTCCTAATCTTTTCTTTCGTTTCTGTACTTTGCGGCCCACGCGGTCGAGCATGCATCAAGACGTGTTGCACTGTAAGCTGACCCGCTTCGATCCAACCCGCTGTGGTCAATACCTTATGATCTTTGGTAATCTGTATTGTTACACCATTTGATAGCCTCAACTTAATAAGCTCTTCATTCTTCCAAAACTTGGCCACTTTGTTTACCGTTTGTTTTCGTCCTTTATGTGTATAAACGCTGTCACCTTCCTCAATTTCATCAATTCTCTTAAAAGTTTTGTATTCTCCGGGTCCTCCTCTCTTAATCAATACCCCGGTTTCGGGGACCAAACAATGCATTATATTTACATTTGCATAACGTCCATCCTCGGCCAAAAAACGGGGTAAGTCATCCGCTAAGGTCTTATGCCCGATGCGATGCCCCTCAAGATCAATCATCACGGGCGAGGCGTAACCCGCCACCACAAAACGATTTTCTCGGGCCTTACCCGTGTACTGCTTGGATAACACCTGCATGTCGTATTGCGCCGGAGCTTCGACTGCTTTTACTATACGTAGTTCTCTGGGACTCGTTTTTTCGTTTTTTCGTTGAATCCTCCGCGCGCTTCCACCTACTGGCGTGTGCACATCCGAGCCTACCATGCTGTCCCCAGGCCCCGCTATTCCCCTACCGCCGTCTCCTTCCTTCTCCATTGGAGGATTTCCGTCGTCATGACCAAAAGGTCTCTCTCTCCCGCCCTCTGCCTGATGTGAGATACCTTCAGATACCCTGTTAATAACCCTCATACGCTCATAGGCGTGGCCCGAATTTACGTTAGAAGCAGTGGTGTGCTTGTCTATCTCTTCCTGATCATCTAGTTCATCAATCATTTCGTCCTCTTGATAGTAATCCTTGTCCACCTTGGTATTCGCGGAAACATGTTCCAATACTGTTACACCACTTATCTGCTTCACCTTAAACTTGGCGTTACGTGGTAGAATTAGCTCATATTCATTAGGATGACCCAATCCAAACTTGGTCCCCTTTGGCAACAATATCTGTATTGACGTGCCGAACTCTCGAGCCGTCTGCGCCAGTAACGAGGTGCTGGTAAATCCAGGATCGCTTATTACCTCACCATTCACCATGTCCTCTAGATCCATTCCGCCCCGGAAAACCAACATAGGTTCGGGAAGCTCTCGTTTTGACACGGCGGCATCAAGTATAGCTACATCCTCTGGTTTTCCTCCGCTCCTCAACTCATCGTTTATCTCCTCGAACAAAGATCCTGAGTACGTGTTTAACGCAGCTTGCTCATCGTGTGTTATTGTATCCCCAGTTTCTTTCAGTAGTTCATTGTATGTATGGTTCGCCGTAGTCGGACTTCGGTGAATTACCATTTCTCCACCAAATGAGGGATGCTCTATTTGCCGTCTGCGCCACCTGCTAGTTTCAGCATGCCATTCTAATCCAGGCCTTGGAGGAGGTCCCGGCGGACCTTGCTTGTGTATTGTCTTAATCCAGTCGTTGGCTCCCTTGCCTGCCATATCGTGCGCGGCCATCTCGGGGTCTGGGTCCTCGCCGAATATGACTTCCCCTTTACCCGCGTTTGGCCCTACGGCTTCCTGTTGAACTGCCTTGCTCACCTGCAATATAGGCAATCGCTCGCACCTACATCCCAGATGTGTATCTGTTATCGGACGTGGCCCTTCTCCCATCTTGAAGCGCCTACCGCTAAGTCGCTTACATATGTCGTCTACCTTGGCGTCCTTCTCGGTGCTCCAAAACTCCTCGTCAATTCCCGCTACTTGATACACTAATAGGTTACCGATGTCGTTGAGCTTGCTGGCCTCGTTGGCTGCTATGCGTTCGGCTCGATCTCGATTGAACAACGTAAAAGCCCGCTGAGATAGCTCCGGCTCCTTAACGTCCTTTAAGTCGTACATTTTGCCCGCCGTTGCGTTGCGGATATGACTGTACCATTGTCTCGTAAACTTCTTGGCGGCCTTATCCGCTATGTCTGCTATATCCGTCGGTTTAACCCCGAGTTGCTTATGCCTGCTGGCTGCTCGTACAATAGCTCGTCTTGCGTAGAACTCCATGGGTTCCTTCATCAATTTCTCGAAGCCGGTCCAGAACGTCGGTTTGTTCACCAGGTCCTCTAGTCCCTGGGCGCGTGCAAGATCCCACCCATCCCTTAAGGCCCTCTGCATCACCGAGGTCATGGCGCCCTCTAGTGGCATGGCTTTGAGTAGATTCACGAACATGCGGGTTAACGATGGCCGATCGTTGGGGGACAGATGGGTGTCCCAGCGTGTGTTAGCCTTGTCTTCGGTCTCCTCTTCGTATATCTCGTCGTCAGACAGGTACTCTCCGCCATGCTCTGAGGGAAGCGGGGTCCCGTACGCAGCAGGTATGTTGTCTTTCAGCACCCCGATCTCCTCCTGGTATGCTGGGTTGGGCTCCTCTACATCGGAGGCATCTCCTATAACATCATCACTGCCGACGAATCGTGTGCGCCGTTGCTGTACATCTCGAGGGCCCCAGTCTGCGCCCCCCTTATTACGTACTCGTCTAGTAGTCCCAGAGTCAACAGTCGAAAGAGGTGCCGCAAAAGCCCCTTTCCCATCTCCATGGGCGGAGGCCCTGGACACCTGCTCGTTTATGGCAGCGAGGTTTCGACCTATCTGTAGTGCACCCTCAATGGTGTCTGGGTCGAATCCCCTCTCTATAGCTTGTTCCGTTGCTATTTCCTGGTCGCTTTGCTTATGAATTACCTTCATTTCTCATTGCTTACCTCCAGGTAAGTCTATCAAATATGGTGTTATAGGTAAACCGGACTACTTGTACGGCCGATACTTATAGTGAACATGTGGGTTAGCCCGACAAATCCAAATACACTCTGTATGTACTAGATCTAAATGACAGGCCTGCCATTTGTGTCTATGAAAAGGCCATATTCTCATCCTCGGTATCTCCTTTTATCCATTAGTTGCTCCACATACCACACAGAAGTGGTTTGGCGTAAATACATGTTCATGTTTCGAACCTACATAAACACGAAAACTGCCCCCATTCCTATTCTGGTCTCTAATTTCCTCTAGTTTATGTATGAGTTCATTTACGAACATTTTCGTCTCCTATACAAACAGGTTATCTAGATCGTAATGCTCTTCCTCTACCGGCTGTTTCGTATTCTTTTCTATCAAGTACGTAATGGCGTCGCGTAGCTCAGTCATCTGTGTTATTGATCCGTGCATCCAGATCTCTTCTTTGTCGTTTTGGTCCCGAATACCCAGCCATATCATAGGTTCGATTTGCGCCCTACTCTCGTTACCCACCTGGATCCTATAGGTCGGTATTTTCGCAGCTTCCGGAGTCACGTGCTGTACGCTGCTGATTCGATCCACGTGTGGATAGTTAACTGCTATTAGAAGTGCTGTGTCTATTGGTGTCATTTCATGCTCCTTCGTTATACAGGGTGGGAGCACGTCATCTAGGCATACCCCCACAAGACTAGTATCTCCCAAATACTATCCTATATACATTATACCGCGGATGTTAATCTCCAGCGAACTCGGCTACAATATCCCATAGGTCAACACCTGTAGGGGCCGTTAACCTAATTAAAAACTGCCCCCTGTCGTTTGTGGTAGCCGATAAGCCGTTAACAACTATGAAACGATTGGCCAACGGTGTCCCGTCCACGGCATCAAGCAAATTACCAGATACGTCAAAAACACTACCCGCCTCGACACGCTCGGGAATAAACACACGTAGTTCACTAGCCCGACGCGATTTTGGATCAATTACGATCGTCTTAACTACTCTAACACCTTCATACAACATCTCTTCTTCTCCGTCTCCTACTGCTTCCCCAAAGAACGGGGTATCTAAACTTAGGGGTGAACTGAACGCAGCTACGACATTAGCCATCTTGTTGGCCAACGCTACCGTGCTGCTTCCTGCAAAGATCAGCCCGACATTTCTAACCATTCCGTCGCTGCCCGAGCGATACACCAGAGACCCCGAGTCCCCACCTGCAATTCCCGCACCGTTGCCATCGGCGGCTTGAAACATCAACTGATCGACGAACTCCCGCACGTCGTCGGGCCCAAAACCTACTTGAATTACTGCTGCATCATCCAACAGTTTCAAGCTGGTCCGGCCCGTAGTGCGGCCATGCTTTTCACAAATG